AGGTCCGCACCGCCTAGGTCCGCACCGCCTAGGTTCGCACCGCCTAGGTCCGCACCGCCTAGGTCCGCACTGCGTAGGTCCGCACCGCTTAGGTCCGCACTGCTTAGGTTCGCACTGCTCTTAATCGCAGCTAAAATTAACGCCCGAAAAGATTCGGCTTCTGCTTGATATAAAATCGTGTTACTGTCCCATCGAGATACAATCTTGAGTTTTTCCATTACTTCCTCCCCGCTAACTTCAAAATTTTCTCTGCATACAAATCATCGCAGGTTTCACAGCCTCGGCCAATTCCTTGGTATCTGCGCACACCTTCCTGAATTCCATACTGGTTCACTAGATCGGACAGGATGAAAACACCGACTTGTACGTTATCGTGTCGATTCAGAAAATTGTATGTTTTCGTACAATCGTACTTTTCGCACCAAATGGCAGGCCGGATTTGCATTAACCCTACAGCCCCTCGGCTGGAAATCGCCAGTTGGTTACACCCAGACTCCACCGCTACGGTTGCGGCCACTATTTTTGGATCGAGTCCCGTTCGCGTCGCCGCCGAATTCACTTCTTCGATTAATTCTGCATCCGCCTCGTAGCAGCCTTGCGTGCGCCCAAAAACTTTTGCGACTTCGAGCCCGCCCGTGCGGAAAATGCTATATTCCAGTTTCGGAGGCACGGGCATAAATCTAAGTGCGGGTTCACTATGTGAACTAGCCGGAGACCCGAGCGCAGCAATCAAAATCAGCAAAAGCAGGCCGACGAAGAAAGCAAAAATGGATTTGGTTTTTTCGGTCATTTTTCCTTTGAAGTGGGGCTGCCCCACCGCCACGGCGAAACAGCCCCCGTGATGATGCTATTTCTACTACAGTTTACTACCCTCTTTTTGGTTTGTCAAGTTCTTTTTAGCCACCTCCTGAAGCTGATTTATACGCTCATTCACTTCATCGTCAGTCGGTATTTTTACTGGCTGTGCCTCCTCTCTGATTAGCGCCCGAATCAGCGCTTCCCGGGAGTGTTTCTGCTCCTGGATTTCCATCATCAAAAGTCGGCAACACTCGAACAGAATCTTGCGGCTCGTTTTCATCTTGTATGTTTTCCATGCCTTTTGGGACCCAAGAGTAGCAGTTCCATGGACTGTCTGGATTTACCATATCCCCTCGAACGCACCTTTGTTTGCCAGATTCACCATACAGGCTTGGAATTTTGGTCCGTGCGCATCCATTTCCAAATCCCATGTGGCTACGTGACAGGTTTCGTGCGAAATAGTTTCTTCCGTGGTTGACTTGGTTCGGTTTGTGTCCCGGTCAATAATAATTATGAAATTTCCTTCGGGGTGCATCGTGACGCCCATATCTTTCAAAATCGTGAGATCGCCCCACGTCACGGCGGCTCTGGGCAGGCGGCTCATAAAATATTCTTCGTTCAAGCCGTCAAACCACGCTTGGAGTTGTTTGTTCGAAAGCGGCTCGCCTGCGGTTTTGTGCTTCGGGCACTCTTTTAGTTCACAATGTGAACTCGTCGTGGAGCAGATGTTTCCGCAATCACACTTTTTGTTCACTGGGTGACCAGCCTGGTAGCCTGCCACGAACCCAACGAGAATAAGAATCACGAACAAATAAGCAATTATGAATTTTTCTTGACTACTCATACCTTACCCTACCAAATTCCAGAGTCTTTGTCAACACTTTTTCCTGGCTGCGAGCGCTGGTCAAATCCGATTAGCGGAAGCACCGCCCGGCCTTTGAACGGATCGTCCAGTTCGGGCCAATATTCGGTCGTCAGGTCGGCTATGACTTCTCGGGCTAACTCTCCCCAGATTTCGATTCTGTCGATTTCATCCTGTCGTCCGTCCACGTACGCTCGTTCCAAGTTTGCCCGCTCCAAAGTCATCACCCTTGGCGTTTTCGCTGCGTACGAAGCCTTGATTAATCCTAAATCTTCGGCTTGTTTTCCGCCCCAAACCAAATTCAGATTCGGCGCAGGAAAAAATGTTTTCTTTTCCTCGTTGTATCGCCAATCCGTAATCAGATAATCTGCGATTCCGTTTTTCACCAAAAGATCGGCTTCTTCCACGGTCACTCGGTAAGAACAGCGGCAATTTTTTGGCCGTATTTCTCCGAGATGTGCCGACGCCTGTTCCCAAAGTTCCCTTAAATCCGCTTTGGTTAGGTTCGCAGAGAAGAAGGGCTCCATGAACTGGAACACGCGATTCTGGTCAAAACAGGAATGGACGAGTGCGGGACGTAAACTCATTCGTTGTCGAATCCTTCTCCGCACTCATCGCAATAAAAAGAAAAGCAATCGCCTTCTTCATGTTCATCGTCACAATAAGTGTCGTGCGCGTGAATGTTTTGGCTACTACAGTTCGGGCATTCCATAAATTAGTACTGCGAAACTTCCTTTCCACCGATTTCGTACACGTCCGCAGGCGAAGCTATTTCTTCTACATAGTTATTCCGTTTTTCGAGTTCCGCTGTGTTCGGAATCGTTTCGTTGCGGCGTTCTCCGGGGTAGCCGTGCGTTTGGCACAAAAGGCGGCGAGGCCACGCGTCTGCCCCCGGAACGGGCTCTAAAATTAGCTCACAATCATCTGTGCACTGGTGCGTGTAAGGAAAAGTCACTTGTCCCTCCGCTTTGTGAACATGAGTTGTTTCTCTGGATGCACACCCAATTCTCCTAGATGGCATTGGTAACATAATCCCTCGGAATTTTCGAGGGAAATATCGCCACCACGCCCGCGATGTGCCTTTTCGTGCATGTGCATTCCACCACTGGTTAGCAGATTCGGGCATCGAATACAGATTCCATTCTGCCGGGCCCAGATAGCCGCTCGAATCTGTCCCGTAGCAACCGACCGTTCCATACAGGCTTCGCGATCCACCGGGCAACTGAAAAACATTTCCTTTTGATTCTTGAAAATCCGAACAGCCTCGCCGTTATCCCCGAGTTGGACCCAGACTTTGCTCATTTCCGCCCACGCAAAAACCTGAAAATTTTGTTCACCATGTAACCAAGATGGTAGGCTACGGCTTCGTTGTCTAGTTCGATACTTAAATATTCCATCATGTGCCGAATCACATGCCACGCTTCGTGCGCGATATCTCCTGCGGACGTGTCGTACGGAAGAAAAATGTAGCTAAAAGCATTGTCCGTGTGGACCGCCAATCCATGAGTATTTTCTTCCATTTCAATACTTTTCGTCGGCGGATACTTCAATAGGGATTTCTTGATGTCCGAACTGATTTCGACATGAACTACATAGTGCGAAAGAGCGGGGAACTCGATAAGGAAGTGTTTGGACTTCATTCCACCTTAACCCCGCAATCTGTTAGAAATTTCACATCCCGCGTATTCAGTCGCAAAACTTCTCTCCCGAATCCAGAGGTCAGACACGCTTGATTTACTTTTTCCGCCAACCGGGATTCGGACATCATATTTAGTTTCTTAGCTACCCGGTCGGTGATGAGTTCGTATTCGTACTTGTCTTCGGCCTTCACGCCGCTTCACCTTGTTCACTATGTGAACTGAGATAGTCCATGCACAGCCGGAGCAAACCTTCTTTCGTGCGAACCGTTTCCTTCACGGACTTTTGGATTACGGGATCCGTTCTCCAACTAGCCTCGAAACCTTCCTTGATTACTAATTTTTCCTCGTTCGTCACGAAAAATCCGCCGAGATCGAACCAACTGCCTTCCTGCTCTGGCTCTGTTAATTTATGATTTTGCGCGACAGCTTTGCGCACGTCCGAAACAGTTTTTTTCGGGTCGAGCGCCGTATCGATTACTTCTTGGTTCGGCGGAAAGCCCAATTCCTTCGTGGCTTTTTTGAGCACCCCGAGTTTCGAAATCCCCATTTCGTTCATCTGGCCTTCGGTGAGATAGGGTTTCATTTCTCGAACAGCCGTAAAATAATGCCAAAGCATTGTGCGTCCGCGATGGTGTTTGTCGGCGGTTTCGACCAAATAATCATCGAAACATTCGAATCCAGCTTCGCGCCAAAGTTCCTGTTCGGACACTTCGGTAAGCAGAAGACCGAGTTTCGCGTATCCGTGGTCCAATCGGGATTCTGCGGATAAAAGATTTTGGATGAGCGAGTCGATTTGTTCGAAAATACTGCTTGGATGCGCGACTAGCTGTTCACTTTGTGAAGCTAGAACTTGGATGGCTTCGTTCATTTATTTCCTCTGCTTGTTTTTCTAGACGTGCCCACATTTCTTGGTATCTAACGGGGTCGCGTTGCAAATCGTAAAGCCGCTGGGCCATGTGGCCGTCCACTAAGTCTGCGGCTTCAGTTCGTCTCGTACTCATGTAGTTCCTTTCTGATTCGCAAATCTATTCTTGGATGGTGAGAACAAAATCCTTTATTAATCACCTTCCCCCATTGGCAGTTAAAACAGAGAACCTGCCGATCTTTTGGTCGATTTTCATACCCCAGATTTTTAATTCTCAAATACTCCGTCCATCCTCCAAGCCTGCGCCGAATCCCTCTATGGTCAAGTATATTGTCTTTGTACCCATCGTCGTTTACATGGTCGAGGGTGAGAAAATCAATCCATCGTTCCTGACAACAAATACACTTTCCTCCGTACCAAGAAAAAACTAGTCTTTTGACTCCCCTCCTATAGAGGAGCCCTTTGTGATTGTGGCATGTCTTGCACCATCCGATAAAACCTTCAGTGTTTGATCCATTCACACTGGATTTGCTCTTATAATATTCGGTCTCAGGCTTCCTTTTTCCACATTTAGGGCACTTCTTTTTCCCGTTTCTCCAAAAACGCCCACTATTGCTCATACTCATTATAGTTTCTTTCTAACAAACCAAATGTACACCTAGCGCCGTCAAAGAAAAGCTTAGTTGCACGGGGCTCTGATTCTCTACTTTTATCAAGCTTAATCTTACACACAGGATCGAAAATAGGCATGTTTTCGTCGTCCCCATTGGATTTTCGGTCACGGTGTAAAATAAAAACTTGGCTGGCGTCTGAGCCGAAGCTCTCGCTGCCTTTTAAATCCTGTGTCACGGCCTCCCTGCCGCGGTGGTTTGCAAGAGGTTTTCGCGGCTGGCCCAAAACAATCATAATCACGTTGTATTTCACGGCTAAATCTTTGAGCATCCGCATGGCTTCGGCCTGCGCCCGGGTTTCGTCCCGTTCGGAGCGGGTAAGAAAATGCAGGTGGTCCACCACTAAAATATCTGCGCCAAGCCGCCGCTTTGCCCATTCCAAAAGTTCAATGACTTCGCGCCAATTCGCGCCCGGCTTGTAGCCGTTGTAAAACTGGGCATCTTTCAGAAGATCCGCCGCCGTGTGCAAATCCTGCTCGGTAATTTCGTCTTTATTTTTCTGCAAAAGATACGCAGCAGCGCGAACTGAATACTGTTTCGGAGGAACCTCTCCCGAATAGTTTACAGCTACTTTTCCGTACTTCACGGTATTTTCCAAAAGGATGTCCATCACCCAGCTTGTTTTTCCCGTGCCCGTTTCGGTCGCAGAGACCGCCATAATATCCCCTGGTAAAACTGCACACCATGGGTCGATATTAGACCACGGAAATCTCAATCTGGCAGGGTCATCCATGGGCTTCGTGTAAGCCGCCCCGCGGAGGGTTTGCCGGAGATCGTAGACGAAAGGGATCGGTTGTTCGAGTGCTTTTTTCTTGAGAGCCTCGACTTCCTGCCTAAAAACTTCCACATCACCTGCGCACTTTTCCAAATAGGTTTGATTAGCATCTTTCATTCCTTGCGGCCATTCGATTTTAAAGGTTCGTTCGCGTAATTCGGTCCAGAGCTTCGTCATAGCGGCTTGGCCGGGATTATCCATGTCGCCCGCCAAAAAAATACGATTGGCCCGTGTGAGCGCGTCCCGTTCGTCGGGCGTAGGGTTATAGCTGGCTCCTGGGTACGCTACAGCGACGAATCCCGCCTGCGCCAAAACCATGGCGTCGGGCTCGCCTTCCACCACAAAACAGTCCTCAAATGGATCCACATTCTGGAGATTGAACAGACTGGTTTTCATTCCTGTTTTGTACAGGAAATCCTTGGCCTTGACTGAGCGGTATTTCAAAGCCGTTATTTTATCGCCGTCTATAGTCGGAAATAGTATCCATCCTTCTCCGACCCACTGATGGTGAGGATTGACTGCTTTGGCGGATTGGACATACCCGATGTGGAAATTTTTTGCAGTGCTAAGTGTAAGGCCACGCGATTTAAGCCAACCCAATCCAACTGCTGAATTTGCAAGAGCACGCTCTGCCTCAGCGAGTCTATCGATTGGGATGGTAACGGCTTCTTTTTCTTCCTTGAGGGGCTTAAAGGTTTGTTCGACACTTTCTTTTCCTCTCTTCCAACCTAGAAAGTTGGCTACTTTTTCTACGGCTTGGTTGAAACTGATGTTGTCCACATACTGAATAAACTGTAAAACATTCCCCTGTTTTCCGCAACCAAAACACTTAAATAGCCACACCCCGTCGTCTGTCCGCAATGTGAACGAAGCCGTGTTCTCCGAATGGAACGGGCAAATTCCTTTAAACTCCTGCCCGACCTGTTCGAGCGAAGGAACCCGCTCCTGTACCAACTGCCAGAGTGACAGGTCGGATTTCAGGTCGTTGATTTGTTTGGGAGTGTACATTAAGCACTCAAAATAACAACATCCCCTACCTGAACTCGCCACCAACAAATACCAATCTGTTCTTCTCTTTCAATTCCTTCCACAATTCCAGATTCTTCCACCACAACATCACCGTCGTAAGCATGAAAAACTCTAGCATTAGGATTTTGTTTCTGAAGTTCTTTGATTAGCTCGGAAACAATCATATTTCATCCTTATGGTCCTGTTCCCATTTTTTCGCGTTGGCTAATTCTTCCAACTCTCGGGCAATTTCTTTTTGTCGATCCGAAGATTGCTGCATAATAGCGGCGGCTACCTGTTCCTCTGGAATTTCCGGCTCCTGGCTTTTTTGTGCGGAGGATTCTGCCTCAACCATGTCGGGCAGTTCTTTCCAAAAGAAAAACAAGGCGTCGGATTTATCGGCTACCCAACTTTTGTTTTGATCAGCCCATTGGTTAAAAACTTCGAGAACTCGGTCCTCTCCGTATTGTGAACAGAACTCCGAATATTTTTGTTTGTTAGTTTTCGTAGAGGAAATAAATTTCCCTAGAACACCTCGGAATCGAATTGCAAGAGTTTTCCATGTGCCCGAACCCAGAGAAGAATGGTTGGGTGTGGTGTGGGTTGGTATGGATTGGTATGGTATGGTATGGGTATCTACCACTGGCTTAGATTCGTTATGCGGTGGTATTACGTTCGTATTACTATCGTTCTCCCACCGTTCTGCGACCGCTTTACGACCTCCTTCCGAACGCGCCTTCGCTCGTAAATATTCTTGGTAGAGCGGCCCGTTCTGCCGCCGCGGGACCCCGTTAATTTTCACGAGAGGGAATTTTTTCATCACTAAATCGGAGACTTTTTTCACTCGGGCGTAGCGAGCCAGAACCGCGGGATCATCTGGGAGGGAGGCTTCATCTTTTAGAAAAGAATGGACAAGCAGAAGAATATACTGCCCGACTTCTTCGGCGGTCATGCTTTCTACGTCATCTGAATGGAGAAACCTATTTACATGGAAATCGAATCGGGTGAGTTCAGGCACGCATTTTCCCGCTACCGAAGCATCGGCCACACTTGAACATTACCCAGACGGAGTAGAAATCTATCCATCCGGAACCGCCGCAGAGGTTGCAAATTTTAGTTTTCTTCGGAGTCCGCTTGCGGGGCATCCCATTCCTCATCGGAGCGAAATACTAGTGTATCTCTTAACTGCGGATTTGTCAAGCAGTTTCCGCGAAACTGGCAGCGAACACATTTATCGTTTGGAAATCTGATACCGCCTTGCAGGGGCCAAAAATTTTCTTGGTTAGAATACACGATTTGCGCTACGTCTTGTCCAATCTGGCGGGCAGTTTCTAACTGTTCGTTCAGGCCGATATGTGCGTTCACAAACTGAATTTTTTGTTTTGTGAAGGTTTCAAACGGGACCCGCAAAGCATAGGTTTTGAGCCAGTTTAATTTTCGTTCTTTGGCTGCGTTCGTCTGTTCCAATTTTCCGTTTTTGTAGCCCTGCGCCTGATTCATGTCGTCAATTAATGCTTCGGACGCGACTAAATAGGCCAGATCGCCTGTCGCGAATTCGTCGCCTTTATCCAGAGCAGCCACAACCATGCCTGTGCCCGCATTGATTCCAGAGGGATGGTTTTCCAGAAGCGCGACGTAATCCCCTCGGTCTACGCTTCGGCCCGTCTTTATAAAATTCAAAAACGCCACGTCCGGAACGCCCGTAACCCAAGCATAGCTTCGTAGCTGTTGGTCTAACGAAAGCATTCCGGGCGTTGAGTCGAAAGCCTTGCCGGACGTTTTAATATCCACGATCATGCTGTCGCCCAGAGTAGCTCGGGATTTGGTCACCATGTCGATATAGGCCACGAACTCGATTCCTGAAAGGTTTGTATCGCCCGGAAAAAGTTCCTTGTAATATTTGATTTGGAATTTTACATTTCGGGGATCAATCGGAAAAAGCGGCAGGCGCAGGTCGTAAAGCCGGATCATTTCCTCGCCGGATTTTGCCAGAACTTCCCAATTTTGTTCCGTAGCCGTGTATTTCAAATCCTGTCCACGCTGGGCGGCCCAGAGATTTCGAAAATCCTTGAGGGCTTCCTCTAGGTCAAGTTCGTGGTAGGTTTTGATGGCGGATTCCAGAGCGATTCCGAATTGCTGCGAAGCTCTTTGTTCGCGCTCTTTCCATCCATCGAGTCGGGCAAGTTTATATTTCTGGGCGCATTCGTGAAAAAGCGATCCGGCGCTATATGAATGGCTTCTGACCTCGCGGCCTTGGGCATTTATGTAGAGGTAAGCGATGGGAATAGCTCCTGTTGTTTTTGAATTTTTTCAACTGTTTGTGCGTTTTTGTGAAGTTGCTGGCGAATTTCCGGCGTCAATTCGTCCACAATAAATGGCGACGGAGTTCCGGCAAAAGAAATCCTAAGCCGTTTCGCAGGCCGAGAAATGGACACGTAAAACAGACGTTTTTCTTCTTCGAAATCGCCTCGTTCGTGAGGGAGTTTTCGCTCCTGAACGCCTATTACGAATACATGATCGAACTCCAATCCTTTAGCCGCGTGGATTGTTCCGAATGTAACAGCTTTTTTGTGTTTGCGAACGTGGGCGGCTCTGCGGGCATGATTCAAGAATTCATTAAGTGTGCGGAATCTTTTTGAGATATCGACAACCGTTCGTAAATTGCTGATTGCAAAATTCTCGTCGTTTGCGTAATCATCGTTTGCATACCAACTTTCTAGATTTAGCACTCCCATAATCTCTTGCAGGGCTTCGGTTGCAGGGAGATTACGAATTCGCCTTCGATGCGATAGCAACTGTTCTTCTGAACTTTTTGTTGGCTGGCGATCTTGCGAGCAGAATGCGGCAAAATTCACCAAGAGATTCACTTCTGATTTATTCCAGAGACCGCTTTGGCCGAGCAAGTTGAATTTTATGTTGTGCTGCAAAGCTAGAGATTCGTACACTCCAATTTGATTATTTGTCCGCGCCAGAACAGCCGATCCTGCGGGGTCTTTGATGGCCTCGGAAAGTGTGGCTTCTGCTTCCTCAGACGGGCCGGGATACATTCGGTATTCAATTGGCACACCTAGAGGATTCTGGGTTCGCATGGTTTCGGACAGTTCGTTTTTCAGTGGTGCGTGCTTTTTTCCATAGGCTACAATCGTTTCGGTCGAGCGATAGTTCTCGGGAAGCAAAATAGTTTGCGCACCTGGAAACCAATTTTCAAATTGTACTAAGTTCTCGGGATTCGAACCGCGGAAGGAATAAATACATTGATTGAAATCCCCGACAACCATAATGTTTTTGTGCGTCTCGGAAATCAGTTGGAGCAATTTAAACTGAAGTGAGTCGGTGTCTTGGCCCTCATCCGCCATAAGCCACCGAAACTGCCAACGGTCGCGAACTCCGGAATAATTCTCCAAAATATTAACCGCCTCCACGATCATGGCGTCGAAGTCGAGCATTCCTCCGTCTCGAAGGGATTGTTCGTATTTCTGGTATGCTCGAAAAAACATCGGATCGTCGTAAACGTTATCATTGTCCAAAATCGTGTTTGGCGGGATTCGCTCCCTTTTCTTTTTCGAGATATACGCCCGCACTTCTTCGAATTGCTTACGTCGAATTCCGTTTTCTTTCATTGCGGTAAGCAATAATTTCGAGAGAACGGGGCCATCTGGAAAAGGTTCACTGGATAGCCCATACGGCAGGTATCTAGCTTCCCGACGAACAAGATTTAAGCAGAATGAGTGAAAAGTGCGAAAGCCTCCTCTTTGATCTTTTGGTATTTTGAGTTTCAGGCGTACCTCTAAATTTTCGGCGGCTTCCTTAGTGAACGTGAGCACCAATAGATCGTCTGGTGTTGCGCCTTCTCGAAAAAGCCTGCGTACCCTTTCGCAGATGACCGTAGTTTTCCCTGCCCCCGCTGTGCTGAGTACGTTTACGGCCCCTTCTTGGAAATTAATTGCTTGAATTTGTTCTGGATTTAGTTGCACGGAGTCTCGTACTCAAATTTTTCTTTTTGCCCGTTGTAGATGCGGATTAGTTGATATTTTTTCGCGGGCGCGGCGTGCGAATCAGGATTATCCAATCTGTTTCGGGCAAGTCGTTTTTGATAGCCCAAAATTGTGCGCAGGTCTTCTGGGTAAATCGTCAATTTTTCATACTGGAAAAACAGATCGATTAGTTTTTTGAGCATAATGTTCGTCTCTCCGAACTGCCAAGCCTAGTTGTTAGCGGCGGCTTTCCCTTCTCTGTGGTGTTTCATAAGCCCGCTGTCCGCTTACCGTGAACACTTGGGTATGAGCTTCGGCTTCCGCGGAGAGTGACCTTGCGGGCAACTCGTACTAAAAAGGAATATCTTCGTCTGGGATTTCCGGCTGTTCACTTTGTGAACTGTTTTTCTTTTCCACCTTCGTCAAAAAATCCAAGCCAATCGCGATCACTTCCAGAACTGTCCGTTTGTTTCCTTCTTTATCCTGCCACGAACGTTCCTGTAACCTTCCTGTGACCGCGACTTGCGAACCCTTGCCTAAATATTGTTGCGCAAGCTCGGCGGTCTTTTCCCACGCGACCACTGGGATCCAGCTTGTGGTTTTTTTGTCACCAAAACCGTAATCCACGGCTATGGAAAAGTTCGTGACGGCTTTTCCGCCCGTAGTATAGCGGGTTTCCGGATCGCGGCCTAAACGCCCGATGAGCGCGACGGAATTCATCTTACCTCCCTATCGTAAATCACGGATGCAGAACTTTTTTGACATTGACTGTTCGGAAAAAATGTTATGTGCCGAATAGGAAATCCCTTAAAATTGCCGTAATGAAGAGATTTTTGAATATCCAGAAGTCCGCCTTCCACGTTTATTTGGATGAGACCCGCGCGATTTCCGGCTTCATCTTCGATGAGTAGTTGAGCCCCATCGTCCCCGCCTTCAAGGAGAAGCGTAAAAACTGGCTCCGGCTTAGTCGGGCTGTTTTTTATTCTCAGTTTCACTTGCGCCATCCTTTTTCGTTCGAGGCTTGTACTTCCCTCTTGGAACACCTTTATCCGACCGAACCTTTCTGGTTTTTGGTTCGCTTTGTGGATTTTCGCTCACTTATTCCCTCCCTCAACCAAAGCCGCGAACGAAGCAGAATCGGTTGTGTTGTATGTATTCATAAAAGCATCCCACTGCGAAATTGTCAAGTCCGTAAGGTCCTTGGCCCCGTTCGTCCCAAAAGCGGACACTAGGTAATTTTTGAGTTTGGCTCCCACCGTGGCATTTTTCGATGCTTTTAACCCTGCCCGTTCCAGAGCAGGCCGAATTTCGTCTCGAACCTTGGCTGTGTACGTATCAAGTTGAGATTTTGTGGGTTTTTCGCTTGTATCCGGCTGAGACGTGCTGGCAGGCGATTCTAGGGGAAAAGTCGCTTGGACAGGCACAACATCGTTAAAACTGGGATCGTTCGTCTGCGTGGCTGCTGGTTGCGGCGTGGGGGTCTTTACGGGCTCTGCCGGAGGAATAACCGCCTTCGGAACCGCCGATTGTTCACTATGTGAATTCGGGCGATCCCCACCTGTATTAGCTTTCGCTTGGTTTACGGGGGGTGCTTTTGGTGCTTTCGTCGGCGGAACTGGGGGTCGAGAGTCGGATTTGTCCGCCAGGGCGTTTCCGTCATCGTCTGCTTCACCTACCAATCCGGCTAAAGCACCGTAATTGCAGCGTTTAGCGTAAGTTACGCCGCCTGTCACGGTTTGGGCATCCAGTTTTTCTGCGCCGCCAGAGGCTTTGCCAGTAGCGGGCATAAGGAACTGATTCCCGAAGAACTGTCCGGACGCATGAATTAGCTTAGTTAGGGCTCCGGCCTTCTTTTGCTCGATGCGTTCGAGCGGAAAATGAACGATTACCAAACCTTCCTCAGCTAGGGGCCGTTCGGCGGCATTCATCAAATCCTGCAAATCGGCATATAGGGACCCTGTGTATTTATTTTCTTTACTTTTAACAACTTCCCCATACTTCAGCTTGGCTTTTGCGAGGGCCGCGACTAGCTCGTTGACCTGTTCACTTTGTGAATATGTAATTTCGGTTTCGCTCAACTCAATCCTCCTGAAAACATAGTACCACAGGTTTTCCTAAAATGCAACATCTTTTTCAAAAGATTTTGCTTGACAGGGTTTTTGGGATAGGATAGAATTGTTCGCACGATGAGCAAAAAGTCCGATCCCGCAGAGGACGGCCCAGAAGTAGAAATTATCCGCAGGGAGGGGTTGTATGAATTTTCGAGCAATCGCCGGGTTTCTCTTACTGGTTTTCGCAGGTTTCTCGCTTGGGTGGAATTACTATGGAACACACCATGGTTCCCCTAAAAACCAGAAATTGCATTACAGGCAGGAACCCGCGCCAACGGAGAAACCGAAAATTATACGAATATGACCGCTAAATGGACCGCCGAAAACGGAGATTGTTATTTCTGCTCCCACAAAGAAGAGGGCTACGGACGCAGGGATGAAAAAGGGGAATATCAGCCTGCTTGTTTTTCGTGCGCGTCAAAACCGTACGCTGTTCACATAGTGAACAAGGAGAGAACCTGTGAATTTGACTAAGAAATTGCCCTGCGGAGTGACAATCCGCGTTCGTGACCATGGATGGGAAAATGTTTTTGTGGATTTAGATGGAGTACATGGATCGGTGTGGACCACATCAGACGGAGATAAAGCGAGTATGACAATTGCGCGAGCGAATCTCCCGATTTTGGCGGACCTGATAAACCAACTGTCCACTGTCGTTTCAGACCCTCAAATCCAACCTACATTTTTCGAGCGTATCAGAGACTTTTTCGGATTCTAGTGACCAAACTCTTCCTCGACTTCGAAACAGCTAGTGTCGCAGACATAAAACTAGTCGGCCTTGACAATTACGCAAAACATCCTTCCACGCGGCCCCTGATGCTTGCGTGGGCGTTCGATGACGATGAGCCTGCGCTCTGGTTTCCGCATGGCGGCAGAATTCCACCAGAAGTTCAGGAAGCACTCGAATCGGACGTGGAGTTAGTTGCTTGGAACACCGCCTTCGAACGCTTCATTTTCCGATATCCATTAAAAATAGAACTTCCTACCTCGCGCTGGGTCGATCCGATGGTCTGGGCTAGACACCTTTCGCTGCCCGGCCATCTTGCAGATGCTGGCATGGCTATTGGTTTGCCTCCCGATCTCGCCAAGATTGCGGACGGAAAACGCCTCATTAAAAAATTCTCAATGCCCTACCATAAAGGCGGCGAGGAAACTTTGTTCGGAATCTCAGAGCCACAGTTTCATAACTGGGAGGACGAACCTCGGGATTGGGAATTATTCGGTTCCTACTGTAAACAGGACGTGGTTGCGGAACGGGCAATCCTGAAACTGGTTTCGAATATTCCTTTGCCCGAATCCGAACGCCGCGCCTGGATCCTCGACCAAAAAATAAATGACCGCGGCATTCCTGTAAACCGCAAATTCGTACAAAACGCTCTGGCGCTCTCCTTGGAATCCAAAAAACGGCTCACCACGAAATTGAAAGAAATTACTGAAGTCGCGAATCCCAACTCCCGCGACCAATTTCTGAAATGGGCGCAGACGCAGCAATATCCGCATATGTCGCTCGGAAAGAATTTTGTGAAAGCGGCTCTGGCACAGGATTCTGGAATTACGGCTCTGTGTCGGCGGGCTCTGGAATTGCGAAAAGAGACCGCGAAAATTTCGTACATGAAATTCGAGAATTTGTTGAGCCTGCTCAGTGAGGATGACCGTTTGCGTCACGCTTTTTCTTTTATGGGAGCGTCTCGCACGGGCCGTTGGTCCGGAAAAGGCGGTGGTGAAAAAGGCAAAAGTTTCCAACCGCAAAATTTGCCCCGTCCGGATAAGGAAATAGAAAAACACTACGACCGGGCGCTCGAACTGATTTCGCTCGGAATCGAAAATTACGACGCCACGGAAGCCGAAATAAAAACTTGGTTCGATCCGCAGCCGGGATTTCCTTCAATTATTGGAATGACCACTTCCTGCATTCGGTCTGCGATTCAGGCTCCCGAAGGAAAAAAACTGGTGGTGTGTGACCTATCCGCAATTGAAAATCGGGTGCTCGGCTGGCTGGCGAACTGCGATGCCATCCTGCAAGTTTTCCGAGATGGCCGAGATCCGTACATTGATTTCGGCACGAAAATGTACCACATCGCGTACGCAATTTTGATAAAGGCGTATAAGGAAAAAGATAAAGACGCCGCGGAAAAAAGACAAACCTCAAAGCCCGCGGTTCTTGGAGCCGGGTACGGACTTGGGCCGGGCGCAGTTCGATATTGCGCGGTTTGCAAAAAAGAGGTCCGGTATAAAAAAGACCCGCACGCGCGACACTGTTCGCAGCATCCGAACGCAGTTTTTGTTTATGAAGCCAAAACCGAGGATGACGGGCAGGGTAATATTGTTTTGACTGGCTTGATGGGCTACGCGAAAAACATGGGCGTAAAACTCACTGCGGAGCAATCCTATCTGGCTTGGGAGACTTTCCGGGATTCATATCCCGAAGTCGTGGAACTGTGGGACCAATACCAAAAAGCCGCAGTGAAAGTTCTAAAAACCGGGCAAACTGTGAAAGTTGGAAAGTGTATTTTTCAGCGGCGGGCTCGGAAAGACGGCACATTCATTTTGCGGATTATTCTGCCATCTGGACGTGGCTTGCACTATATAAATGCCCGAGTTGAGACGGAGATCGCTCGCAGACAGTCAGACGGAGAAGAGTACGAACGCGATAAAATTATGTACGATGGGATTGGCCACGGTGTGGGCCAAATTGGAAAAGGAAACAAATGGGGATCGGTATACACCTACGGGGGAAAAATAACGGAGAACGGGGACCAAGGATTTAGCCGGGATGTGTTCACGCACGGAATGATTTTGGCGGATGAAATGGGCATGAACCTAGTGTTTCACGCGCATGACGAAGCCGTAGCCGAAGAGGATGATGATCCGTTCGCGCCTGGACTGTCGGATTTGAAGTTTTGTATGGAGTTCGTGCCGGAGTATGCGCCGGGATTGTTGCTTGCGGCGGAAGGTTGGGAGGGAAAGGTGTATAAAAAGGGATGAGCAGGCTGGAAGATTTGGGACGTGAAAAAGCTATGGATTTGCTGAACGAATACGGAAACAAAAATTGTTTAGTTTGCGGACACTCGAACTGGGCGCACGGTAAAAACGGTTGCAGCTACGATTGGGGTAAGTGTGGATGTAAAGAAGGAAAATCGAACGAAGAGATTATTTTCAGAACTAACTCACGCAACCGCCAGAAGGTCGTTGCGGATTCGAATCCTTCGAACTCTTAATCATCGCATCGATTCGTTCGCGCTCGAATTCAGATAAAATCGGTGCCTGCTCTTTTCCTATGTGGTTCGGTAAATCATAAAATTCTGCCGGATAAACCCCTAAATACACCAAAATTTGCGTGTGTATCGCCCCGCCGATATTCCAAAAAGCCTGCCAAAGATGGGGTTCATCCCGAAAACCGAGAGAGTAGGCCGCAAGATGCCGCTTTGCAGAAGAAATATACCGGGAGATCGGCATCCCTTTTTCCCAATTGCGGGCGGAATATTTTCTCATGCCCGCTTCGAGCACCCATCCGTACGCGAGCGAGGCCCATTCTGGGATGAGTTCGAGCAGGGGTTTATTTCCTGCGGTATCACGCACAGCCCCAGTTTTGAATTCCTGGCGAGTCCCAGAATCCTTCAAATCAGCCATTTTATTCCTCGTAGAGATTTAGTGTGACGCCAGCTTCTTGAAACATGGTTTTGGTGAGTTCGAAATCCGCCTGCCAGCGGGGATTATTGTTCACATACGAAACACAGCGTTTGATTCCGGCTTGAATTACCATGCCCGCGCACGGAGCACAGGACATGAACGGATAAGTGTAAAGGGTGCTTCCTGAAAGATTCTGCCGGGCCGAGATAATCGCGTTACGCTCGCAATGCACGATGAGTTTGTATTTGAGTTCACGTTCGTTGAGGCGGTAACTGGTATCTTCCACGCCGTGCGGAAATCCGTTGTAACCGAGGCCAACCACAAAATTATCCGGCGAAACAATCACAGCCCCGGTTTTCGTGCTCGGATCCTTACTCCACTGAGCGACGTGTTTGGCTAGTTCGAGATAGCGGCGGTCCCATTTTTCGCTCATAGAATTCTGTCCAATGACGGTTCTAAATTTCTAAAATAACTCAACAAACTTTCCTCGTTCACAAAGTGAACAATGTTCGGGAGATAATCAAAAACGTTTTGTTTTCCGCCAACCACGAAGATTGGCATCCCACGTTCCCATGCCATTCCAAATTCAAACATACGGGCGCATGAGACTAATCGGGACGGAACGGTTGGGCCGCTAGGCGTATCCGTGAAGCGAACAAGAATGTCGGCGGCTCGAAGGTCTTGGATGTCGTGAAAGCCGTCTTCGGTGCGAAGCCGCGTAGGTTTTTTGTATATCGTCTCTGCGTCGATCCACCTTGAAGTGATTTCAACTCCCGCTTGTCGCAATTTTTCTGCCACAACCTTAATTTCAGATTGGCGAGAAAACGCGGCTGCGAGGTAAACCTTCACTTTACGGTCACTTCTCCGTACAGCATGTTTCGATTTCGAGCCATGGGAACGAGCCATTTGAGATTTGGAACCACGTTTCCAGGAAGGTCGTCGGCCAAAACTATGGAAATCATTTCGTCTGTGGTGGTTCCGACATTCCAGATTTTGGTTGAGAATGCTCGGAAGAAATATATTTCGAAAGGATTTGTATTGCCCGGAATTTTTGATTCTTTATCGCATCGCATGAGTAGGAAATTATCCCACTCGCACTCGTCCGTGTTTACTCCTGTTTCCTCGAAAAATTCTCGGCACATCGCGGCAGCGGAACTTTGGTCGGTTGGTTCTATCTTGCCGCCCACACCGTTGAATTTTCCAGCCTGCCACTCAGGACGATTTTTCAGAATTAAACAGACATCCAAACCATCTCCCGAAAACATGAATCCAACTACGTAGCGTTTCATATCAGAATGGTACCACATCTAGGGCTAATTCGTCAAGTAGTTCTTTTCGAGAAAAATATACCCCGGTCGCGAAATTGTACATCACGTCGTAGCGTTCCGGTTCTTTGTCCATCAAAATAAAGGGGAATTATATAGTTGACTCCCTTGATTTTGACTTGGCCTTAGTTTTCTCCGCACGCTTATTCCTTCGTGCTCTACGCTTTGCGGCTTTAGTCTTTGGTTTGGGCTTGTAAGCGAGCACAACGTCCGTGACGGCATCTAGGATTTTCATGCGGTCAGAGCCTCAAACGTCAGTCTCTTGCCTGCTACGGCGTCCACAAAACTATCCAGACGCTCCGTGGTGTGCCTGCTGACGTTCCCTTGATTCAGGCGAAAGGTAAACTCGTTAACGTAGCGTCCCACGTGCTTGCGGTCGGCGTGATGATAGACGCCGTGCATCCCACGTTTCATCACAGCCCAAACCGACTCAATTCCGTTCGTGTGAGCCGTCCCACGGACGTATTCACCAGCAACGTGCTTCACGGCTTCGTGTTTGTAGCCTTCGGAACCTAGACGTTTGTAGCCGGGAGCCTCATCCGAGATAACGCGGGAGCCGGGCAGTACGTTCTTTTGAACAGCGGTGCGGAGGGCGAGTCCACCGATGCTGTCAGTCACAGCCGCATAAGTATTTCCGCCACGTTCGCGGATGCCAATGACGGCTACTTTCTCCGAGCGTTCTCTTGGCTTGTGGATGCGGTCGTACATGTGGCGATTGTTCTCTTCGCCCCCGAAGAACGTTTCGTCCACTTCGACTGTGCCCTTGAGCATTTCCAGTTTGGTGCCGCAAGCCTCTCGGAGCCTGTGGAGAACAAACCATGCGGACTTTTGCGTGATACCGATTTCCTTTCCGAGTTGCAGGGAAGAGATTCCCTTGCGAGCGGTCACTAGCAGGTACATCGCATACAGCCACTTGTGAAGAGGAACGTGCGACCGCTCGAAAATAGTTCCTGTTCTCACAGTGAAGTCCAGCTTGTCAGCATTGCAACGATAGAAGCCATCCTTGCGAACCGTGATGCGCTCTTTGCTCTTGCATTGAGGACAGGTAACACCGTTAGGCCACAGACGCCCCTCCAGATACTTGCGAGCGGTAGGTTCATCGGGGAACAGTTCAAATAGCTTGAACGTGCTGATAGTGGAGCGGCTCATTGTTTTCCTGCTATCACTTTTAAGTCTAAATAGGAACTATAAACCATCAAAATAGCGGGAAAGAACACAAAACCTACGATTACTAATATCAAGCTGATTGCTTCCGTGTTCATGGTTTGCTCCCTTTCTCATAGCCAATGATTGAAATCTTCGCCCCAAAGACGACGCTTACAACGGTTGCAAATTCCCGCTTCCGCTGCGATTTGTAGTGGCTCAGGTTGTTCGCAATAGCACTCGCCAATAAGCCAGTTAATGAATCGACGAATCATAGTTCCGCCTTTCTTCCTTCTAATTTAGTGTGCAGCATCCTCGACCACCCCGTTGCTTTTGCGCTCCACGCACAGTCAGCGTCCAGACCATGAAAGTATTCTTTGTTCGCACCGTGAAACTCATATTCTTTTCTTCCGCCAGCGTCGTAGACCCACGCTCCCTTTATCTCTTCGGCGGTGAAGTGTTGGCGTACTTCTGTCATGGTTCGTTTTAACAACTCACGGCAGAATGCGTGGGCATCGTCTCTGTTTCTTTTTGGACGCCACTCAATGCAGCCGCACTCTGAAATGCAGCAAGCGGACATAATCGGCTTTCCGCGAGATGGCCCCATGCCCATGTGGTCGGCCCGATGATGCCCACATTTGCAAATCACAGTCCGCTCCCTGTATGCCGTTCTATCAATCGCTCGGATTGAAGTTTGGTCATTCCTTTCAATTCTCGCATTGCTGATTTGGATGCTTCTTCTCTCGACTCGCCAGCCAGCATATTGCGCTCCATTAGAATCTGATGAGCCATGAGATTGCGAGTGATTCTGGCGGCTCTTGTTTTGTAATCTCTGTTGTTTCCGAGTCCCATGTGATTGCCTCCACTAGATACAGTGTACATAACTACCTCAAGGGAGTCAAGTACTTTCTCAAACTATTTAGTACTGGTACGTACTGAAAACACAGGGGTTATAAGTCCTTTGTTTTCATACGGGAGTTAGCTATATAATTCCCAAATAAAGCCTGGTTTTCCAGAACCAATCATATAGCCTAGTTCGAGGTGGCCGCTCTTTCCGGCAGGGAGGAGTAGAATAGCTGCGTCACAGCGGTCCAAATGAGTTTTATCAAAATGGAAAACATGCCGGGCGGCGTATCCTGCCAAAGCATCCGCGAAATTCCGGCCACGTAAATTTTCGTATGCCTGCCATGAATCGTCCGCAATTTTTCCGGCCCCATACCAATCATCGAAAACGTCCAATCCTATTTTTCGTAATTCTTGCCCGAATTCTGGGACGGCTTCATTCCGGAGCGAACCGATTAGATAGACAGATTTCAATGTGGCCTCGCAAAAGCCTGAGATTGTTTTTGTTCGGGTACTATGTCGTCAAAAAGTAACGGGATGTTTTTCTGAAATTCCGCGAGCAAAGGAACTGTGACTCTTTTAAAATCTGGATGCGTCTCCTTCGTTGTTCGAGCCAAAAGCAGCCACCGCCATGATCTGAGATTTCCAGTTACCGATATGGTAGCCGCGAGCGCATTTGGTAGAACTGAGCGGGCTTCCTGAGGGCGCACTCCGTTTCGCAGAAGTTCAAGATAGGCTTGTTCGGAAACCGCGACGGCTCGCTCCCATGTTGGAATATTGGAATAGACATGCCCGCCTTCTTCGATTCGGGCAGGTTGTATGAATTCGAGTTCGGATTTTCCGTAATTCACGAACCTTGTGCTCTCTTGTGTAAATGAAAAAAGTCTGTGCCGGACGAGTTCGTGCGTAACTCCACGGTCAACTCTGAAAATTACGGTGAGCGAGGCGTGCTCGACTACGCTCCAATCCCCGTGTTCCAATACAACTGCTTGTATAAATCTTTTCCACGAATCGGGAGTTTGTTTGTCTTCCGAACGGTGCGAAATTCGAGCCATCCGCTCTATGAACTGTAGCAGTTGAACGCCCACCTGTTCATTAAGTGAACCCCACGGAGTCAGAATTTCGAAAGACGGCTCAATTATTTTCAAGTTCTGCTCTCGTAACTACGTGAGTGCCCACAAATTCCACACTGATGCCTGCAACTTTGTTAGCGAATCGGGCGCATTCTTCTAAATCATGCTGTGCGGTTCGAAATTGCGGAGCGGTATCTAAATACTTGTACACGAATGCGGCGAGAAAGCAATCTCCGGCTCCGGTTGTGTCTCGGACTGGATGGTTTTTTGTTGAGATCGGATTTCCGTCTACTGAACACCCATCAGGGCCTAATTTATTGATGACGTGTTTTGCCATGCTTCCGCATAGTTTGTGATAATTTGTTTCCGTTTTGTTCGGAAACATTGCGAAACAACCCCAATAGGCATCCCATGAATTTTTTGCGTCCACGAAAACTGGAATTTTTAAAGTGTCTGCGGCCCGAACAATATCTCGGGAAAGCGCACCAGTGAAAGAACCTTTTCCGTAATCCGAAACAATAATCGCGTCGGGTGGGGATTTCAATTGCGCCGCGATGTTTCTGCCATAAAATTTCGAATCTAAAGGTTCGGGGGAATCACGGTCAATTCGGAGCATCAATCGGTCGTCTGCAAAAACTCTCTCCTTCGTTGAAATCGTTCCGGGGATGAAAACCACGCTCTCTTTTCCGGCCAATTCAATAAGTTGGTTCGCAACCAATCCTGCCCCGCCTTGGGACTCAAAACTTTTTTCTTCGACCAATACGGGAACAGGACCTTCTGGACACAGCCGAGTAGCCATACACATTCTGTACTTGTCTACGATTAGGTCTCCGAGTACCAAAACTCTCATTTTTTCACCGTCGCTTCCCGTAGTTCGTTTTGCGCGGCATCTGCCAAATCCTGGTTTCCTTTGAGTTGTTTTTCGAGCGCAGCCACGAGTTCCTTGGCTTCTGTTAATTGTTCGGAGATTATTTTTACGGTTTCGATTGCTCGGGCATAATTCTGGGCGGCTTCGACTACTTTTTGAGCGGTGGGATCGGTGAGGGCGGGTTCGGGCACTACATTTTGTTGCACAATACTTCCGTTTTCTTGGAGTTTTGTGCTTGGAGGTGTAGTGTTCACTTTGTGAACAGGTTCGTTCGTGGGGTTTGGTTGGGCACCAAAACATTCATGGCATCGGTTGGGGCCGATGCTTGGTTTCATGTGGGCTTCACAAAATTTGTACGGTGCGGGGTTACTCATCGATTTCTTTTTTGTGAATGATAAACTTTTCACCAGAAAGAAGATCATCGAAAATATAAAAATCTTCTATCCCGAGAAAAGGGGATAAGGCTAATTCACACTGTTGTCGATTTGCTTTTATTCTGACGATGAGTGCGGCCCGGTTTTCAGAATATGTCATTTCGCCTCCGGAAAATACAAATTCCGCAAAGTGGATTCCAATCGGTTTCGCAACTCAGGATTATTTTTTAAACATACCCGGGCGTTTTCCGCGCCTTGGCCAATTCGGTCGCCATTCACAGTGTACCACGAGCCGGATTTTTCAATCAATCCTTTTTCTACTCCGAAAGTAATTAAGTCGGCCTCTTTGGAAATGCCTTCGCCGTAGATAATAGCGGTTTCGACTTCCTTGAAAGGCGCAGCCAATTTGTTCTTCACTATTTTCAGCTTTATGGGATTAGAGGTTTTCACTCCATCGGTTTCGGAGGGTTTACCGATTCGGCGGATATCCACGCGGATGCTTGCGTAGAATTTGAGCGCCCGGCCACCAGTTGTGGTTTCTGGATTGCCGAACATCACGCCTATTTTTTCGCGAATCTGGTTGATAAAAACAAGGCAGGTATTGGATTTTGCGGTGATGGCCGTGAGTTTTCGGAGCGCCTGAGACATCATCCGGGCTTGCAGACCCATTTGCGGATCACCCATTTCGCCTTCGAGTTCGGCGCGAGGCACCAGAGCGGCCACTGAATCAATAATCACTACATCAATCCCGCCTTTGATTAAAGTTTCCGCTATTTCGAGCGCCTGTTCGCCGTTGTCGGGCTGTGAAATAAGAAGTTTGTCCGTATCGATATTCAATTTTCGGGCGTAAACAGGATCAAAGGCGTGTTCGGCGTCGATAAAAGCACATTCCCCGCCGAGTTTTTGAGCTTCTGCAATTAGGTGAAGAGTGAGTGTGGTTTTTCCACCGCTTTCCGGGCCATAAATTTCCACTACACGCCCGCGGGGGAAACCACCGATTCCGAGAGCGATATCCACGGCAAGCGAGCCAGAGGGAATCACGTCTACTTTTAGCTTGTCTGTCGAACCAAGTTGCATGATACTGGTGATTCCATGCTGCTTACGGACGAGCGCAATTGCTTCTGTTAGCTCCTTCTTCAATTTCTCACCATGGTTGAGTTTTTAACCCGTCTGCGGAAAGTTCATGTTCGACAAATATTGGAGCGACCATCGTTTTCTCACCAAACTCTTTATTAATCAGAAAGAAAGTTTGGCTAGGTTTTTCGTAGCTTGCCTTGATGCTGACAGCGTACGCATTGTATCCGATAAGAGACCCGTTTGCAATGAAGTTCCCCCCGTCGAAACGGGTGTGGAAGTGGCCGAATACGTCGAGGTTGACTGGGTGTGCCTTATTCCACTGGGCGATGGCTTTGTTGACCGGGATCGTGATGCCTCCGACTCCCCCTTGGTAGTTCACCATGTGACCGTGGTGAAAACGGACTTCGTATTGACCTTCGAAAAATCGTACGAACGAGTGGTAGCCTGTCGAGATTACAAACTTCACTCGTTTTTCGTTTTTGAAAAAATCCCGAATGCTGTAGAACATATAAAGTTCGAGCGAATTCCCGGCTTCCGTAGCGATCCGCTGTTTTTTCGTCATGCGCCCGTGATTTCCGGAGTGGCCGACAAAAATAATTTCCACGTCTTCGGGCGTGTTGTCTAGGATGAATTTCACGCCGCTAACAAGCATTCCTTGCGCTTTATAAATTGCCTCGACTGGTGGGAGTAGGTTACTTTCCGCCAAATCTTCGTGGATACTCCCGGAAATGAAGTCCCCGAGCGCAGCGATCACGATAGTTTTAATGGTGGTTTTTTGACTCTCAATTTTATACCAAGCCAGCCCACCATGCAGAAGATTTTGAAACCGCCGATCCGCGATTTCCAAATTGAACTCATTTTTATTACCTACCGCCTCGGCGCGAACTTCCTCTTCGATATGCCAATCGGACCAAACTAGGACCGCTGCGGATTCGGATTTGTTTGTTGGAGCCTTTGGCAGCACATCAATGATTTGCGGAGTAGCTGCTGAAATTTTTAGAAGGGCTTCGTTCTCTTTTTCGAGTTGGAGCACCCGTTCTTGGAGGATCGAAATAGTGGTACCATGGCCTTCTTTTTTGACCCGAAGTTTTTCGAGTTCGATATCAACCTGTTGCTGTGGCGTAGGAGGCGCAATGGTTGGAACCGCAGAAGGCTGTCCTTTCCAAGCGTTTTTCACACATCCGCAGGTCAGGCAGTCTTTCCGGAACTTTTTCGTTTCCTTACAGTTCGGGCACTGTCTGACAGAATATCCAGCCATCTATTCTCCTAGACCTAAACAATACTCTTCATGGGCTCCGGCGCACCCGGAGCAAAAAGTCTGTTCACAATCCGAACAGAAGTCGAGATTAGCCCCGTCATCTTCGGTTAACCCGCACAGTTCGCAGAAGTTCATGTTTCTAAGTGTCCGTCCACGACTGAAACAAACTGAAAAACTCCGTGCGGGTCTGTGTCGCCCTGAAAAATAATCTGCTCTATTTCGCGAGTCCAGTTCGTCGGACAAGTGTGTTCGTTGTAAAAATATTCTTGGTGCCCAGCGTACTCTTCTGGAGTATCTTTCTGACTGTGTGCGTATTTCCAAGCGTTCAATTTCAGATAGATTGGCGGTTCGGTGACAGACTTTAGAGTGACCGTGACAGGTGTTTCTTTTTCGCTGCGGCCTTCAACTTTGAATTGACCCTCGCTGATTCGTTCGATATTCGAATACCAATGGCAGCTTTCACAGGCCCAATGGGTTTTGAAACCAATGGAGAGATGGTCGCCACGCCACGAACCGTTTGGACAATTCGGGCATGGAATATAAAGTCGTGGTTTCCCGTCTACTATCACAACCCCGCCGTCCGTGCGAAAAATCCCGCCAAAAATCCTAGCCCGAACCATTTTAATTTGCTCTTGCGGGCCTGCGCTTTGATATCTTTAATCTCCGCATCTTTTGCGGAGATTGTGGCGGTATTCGACGCATTGTCCGAAGCGTGCGCTTTTTTCTCGTCGTTGTAGATAGCTACTTCGTTCACAAACTGAACTTGCAGGCTGGAGTTTTGTTTTTGCAAATCTGAAACATCCTGTTCGAGCACAGGAACAGCTTCGATGGCCTGAACGCTCGCAATCGCGGCTTGCTGGTCCACTAAATAGCCGCCCGTAGAAGGTTTTATATTGCCCGCGTTTTTGATATCTTTCTGCCATTCTACGGACAATTGATCGGGTGTGAGTTGGGGAACTTGTGCCTGCTGTGTTCGGAGTTGCGCGTCCCGACTGGCAATTGCATTTGCGAGCGAACCGACTTCGGCTTGGAGCGTGGCATTTTGCTGCGCGAGGGAATTTATCGTTGCCTGGGTCTGTTGCTGAAATTGCTGGTTTTGCTGGAGCAGGGTTTGAGCGAAGGCTTGTTTATCCAAAGCAGCTTCGTGGGCGTGTTTTGCTAGAAGCGCTTCGACTCCGTAAACCGAACCCAGTACGAGCGCACCCGTAAGCCCGAGCAAAAGAAGATGGTGAGTGAGCCACGAATAATCCGCTTGAATTTTTTGAGTGATTGTATCGCTCATGCGGACCTTAATTCCCCATCAAATACCACTCCTCCACGCCAAGGACGAGAGGCGGTGGCGGGCAGTTTCGCGTCAATATTTCTGAAACACGCGACACACCAAACTTGGCTCACTAATTGTGGTTTAGTTCGCGGATCGAGCATACAACCCCCGCATCCAGAACAGTGATTATGAACGGTATGGTCCGTAGCAAATTTTTCGAAGTCTGTCATGATGCCTTGATGGAAGTGATTTGATTTGCAGTCAGCAAACGGCTGGCAAGATATTTTGCGATGTTATCTACCTGTTCATCGGTCATAATTGCTTGAATGGGCAGTTTCATCCGCTCCTCGAACACTTTCTTGATTTGTGCGAAACCCTCTTCCGCGGCGGTTTTTGCTTCCATGGCTTGCGCCGCCAAAGTCACGGCTTCGTCCCGTTCGGCTTCCGCGCCTTTCACTAGACCGCGATAAATCAGAGTCGTTGCAATGAACAGAAGAATCAACCCGCCTGCTACTGCCGCCAGAATCAGTTGTCCCATCTATCCTCCGACAAACACGGTAACACAGATTAGCTGAAAAGTCAACTAAAACAGCGATTTAAGACTTTCCGATTTCGGAGGGGTTTTCTTGTAGGTATGGTTATCTACAGCCGTTTCAAATTTCTTGAACTTCGAAACGGGCACGACAATATGGCCGATATTCGAGCCTTCTCCGAAACTGCCGACTAGAAATCCTATAATCGCCCGTTGGTCCTCCGAAACAATTGAGGATCCGCTGCTACCCGGCCCGCCGCCAATCGCGACCAAAATTACGTCTTTCCATTGTACATCGCCCGCATCCAGGGGGGGTCTATCCACCACGGTATCGGAAATATACCCTTGAAAAAATTGTTTACCGAGGCCGAGCGGAGAAGCCACGTTCACTACTGCGTCCCCAATTGTAAGTTTATCACTGTCCCCTAGAGGCACGGTTTCCAATTTAGCAGCGGTTTTCACCTCAAAAATAGAGAAATCATCACCTACTTTTCGGTCTCCAGCCATCACGAGCGAAGCCGGAATAAAAGTTTTCTCACCCGTAGTGTCGAAAGTGATGAAATACTTCGAGGCTTTCTGCTCTTGGTCCGTTTCCCCGGAAACGCAGTGAGATGCACTCACAAATCGGTAGCCCGCATCTTTGTCTAATTTCTTGTACGCAGTGGCCGTGCAGGTCATTTTCATTCCACCGTCTTCGGTTTGTTTATAAAGAAGCGCGACCGAAGCATACACTTTCTGAACAAACTGCGGACGGGTTTCCGCCGACCGAACAGAATTAGGCAGCAGAATCAGAACTAGGAGTAGGACTGCGATTAGTTTCTTCATTGGGTATCCTTAAAACTTTTCTTGCAGGGGGATTCTGCAAGTATTGCGTTACCGCTTGAAGCCATGGAATCTTGTCGATGCGCCCGATTTTTCGGTTGCATCCGGCGTACCTGCCACCACAGAGCACACCTCGCACAGATCGGCGTAACAGTTCACGCTGGCCTTTTTTTCGGGCCTCTTTTCGGGTTGAACCAATCGCGATGCAACTGGCGTCGGTCTCGTTCAAAAATGCCGCCCAATTCCAATCCCGAAGCCGCTCGATGATTAGTTTCGTTCGGGCAATCTTATGATCGTGGTCCACTTCCATCCGAACAGTCCCATCGAATACCCGTCCGCACGCGGCGCATTTTCCACCTTGTTCGTCCACGATGGCTTGACGTTCGGCCAGAGTGATTCCGTATTCTTGAAGGAGGTAGGAATTAGAAGTGGTCATGCGAAAAAGAACATCTGCCCTACCTGCGCAATCCGCGGGTGTAACTCGGGTTTGCGCGAAATATTATTTAAGAAGGTTTCTGAGGTTATTTGGTCGAGTCTCGCGTACCAAAGCGCGGGTTTGTACACGTTCGCCTGAAAACTCGGATTCGCTGGAACTGTCACGTCGTCTTTTTGTGCGCCCGAAAAAATCCCGTCGATTTCTTGGAGCAGGCATTGCACCGAATAAATTCTTGGATCGGGCAAGGTGTCTGGGTACGGTTCGATTCGGGCTGAGTACATTCTGTGGTTCGAAAGTAAATCCGTCCAGTTGCCGCCCCACCAACCTGCGTCATTTCTGTGTTTGAGGGTATGGCAAACGGCCCGCATTCCATCGAGCCCTTCCGAGAAGGCGTCCAGATAAGCTAGCCGAACCATTTCCGCTTTAATGAAATCGCTGCCCGTCATTCGAGCACAAAACAGGCAATATGTCGGCCTGTTCCTTTCCCTGCGGTTCCGTCCTCAGTGGCGAGCCAGCGGACATCTCCTAAATTTGAAACCTTTGCGCCTGCGGCTAAAAGCATGAGAACCCATTTATCGATTGGATAGACCAAAACAACTCGCTTTCCTTTTTTGTTTTCTGCGATTGCTTTTCTCGCCCACGCTGTTGGACCTTTTTTCTTTCCTTGGTGGAGAATTGATCCGAATGGTGGATTCACATAATTTGACTGGCCCCACTCTTCGGTGAGTCCATCGAATTCTTCTGGTTTCGGATGCGGACACGGATCAAAATCGAATTCATATTGTGAATTGAGCCGTTCGTACAATTCTGGAGGCGTAATCCAATAGTGCTTTCCGTCTGCGCCATTCCCTACATGAAATTTATTTTCCTCTGGTTGTTTGCGTTTCAAATATTCACCATTAAACAATCCTCATCTGGCGGGTACGGGCTACAATATCTTTTTCGTTCGTGCGGTGGTTTTGGCCACTGAATTGCAGGAGGTGGGTTCGTATACCATTTTTCATAGGCTAGTTCGCACAAAATTCCAAAAACCATAATCGCTCCGATGTAGAGGGCCCCGCGAACATCACTTCTCATTCAAAATATGGTATCATAGTTGCTGGGAAAGGTCAAGCGGTTTTGATAGATTTTTTGTTCGGTCGGTAATTAGGTGAAAACGGATCGATTTTTATCTTGTCCGAATATTTTCCTTCCGGCTTTTTGTCGTCCACGCCTTCCACTACGATTCGACTCTCATTTTTCGGTTCTTTCAAACCCTTAGCTGCATCCGTTTTTTTGACGAGTTCGGAATCCCCGAATTTTATCGGTTTGACACCAAATTCCTTGAGCTTGCTCGTCATTTTTTCCTTGACATTTTTCGGTGTAACTTGGTCCTCATTTAATGCCGCGGTTTTTCCGGGATGATCCGGATGCTCGAACATGTGAACGCCGGAACCTTTGGAAAGTTCACCTTTATATTTTAAACCCGCGCCTTCAATCACATCTTTTGGAGATGGTTTTTCTTCCGGAGCGGATGGTTTTTTAGGCGTGCTCGGAGGTTCGCCACCTCCGGATCCGCCTTCCTTGGATTTCGGAGCCTTCACATTTTCTTCGGGCACATCTTTTTTGAAACTGTACCACTTTTCGCCTTCGTTCGGGCCGGAATGAATTGTATGGCTCGTGCCTTTGAGCGGAATGTGAACAACTTCGTGCGGCTGCCCGGTCATGTTCTCTAAATTCTCTTTGTACGTATTGGCTTTGTCAAGAGAACTTGTGGCGACTGGCCGATCCCCCGCAGAGACGCCTTTCTGTCCAACTGGACGGGCGCGATAAGCAAATTCTGGCGGGGCTTCCACTACTTTGTGGCCCCCTAGTTTGCTGAAGGCGAGTTCTTGCTCTGCGGTAAGGGCTTCTCGCTCCTCCAAACTCATAGCGGGGGGCATAATTGCGGCTTCCGCGGTAGATTTTACGTCCTTACCGACCGGAACGGCTTTTAAAAGTTCACCTGTTCCGCCCGCGAGTGCGCGAGTGACGGGATTTAGAGCCCCGCCTGATTTTGTACGTCCGGATTCCGCAGCATTTTGCAAATCTTCGGCCATCCGGTCGAGGCCCTCCCTAAAAGGTTTGAGCACGTTTTCAGATAAGTGCTGCGCATGGGTGTCCAGAAATTGTTTCGCATGTCCGTAGGCTTGTTCGAGCGGTGAACCGAATTTTTCGTTATATTGCTGAACACCCTGAGATTGCGGCGAATCCGGATCCATTTCGTGCCCGGGGCCTTTCGCAGCATTCGAAGTGTCTGGAGCAGGAGTAATATTTCGGGCAACTGTTTGGATTACGGATTCGTCGGCCATTTACGGCACTACTTTCAATCCCGGATCAATTTTCTGGGCTTCCGGCAACTGGTCGGAATTTATTTCCCGTGTAGTCCCGTCACTGGTTCGTACGCGCACGATTGCGGAACCCGCGGCTGCCGGAGCATTTTCTAGGGCTTTGCTGGCTGCGCCCGCTACAGCTTGGGCAGCTTTTTTCACGGGGCCCGCAGGAGCGGCTTTAGAAACCGCTCGATTGAGCATAGCGGTTGGTTCGTTGTAAAGTTTGTCGATAATCGGCAATGCCGCGATTGCAATTCCGCCCGGGCCCCCATGCGCGAAGCCCGCGGTCAAACCGATAATCTGTTTTAGGCTAAGATTTCTGGCCCGGCCCGCCACATTAACTTGTCCGCGGATTTCGTTCTCGACATTTCCGATGGCCCCGTACGTATCCTTGAGTTCCTTAATATTTGAAGGATCGCCCGGCAAAGGATTTTTTTCGAGATGTTCATAAAGTGAACTCCGAAGTTCATCGGAAAGAGTTCGCCACGCAGAAATTTGGGGATCAGCTTTTTCCATCATTGCCCGTTCTTTAGGCGTTTTTTTCCAATACCCTTTGTCCGAAAGTTTGGCGTTGTAGAGTTCGATTTCTTTTTCTACATCCCCGACAGTTTTTTCGCCCGTAAAAAGCGGACTTCCACTGGTGTATCGGTCGGCTACTTGCTGAAGAACTTTTGCATCTTCGGGAAAATTCTTTTGCAGCGCAGGCGTGATTTTTGCACGAACCGCATCGGCGGCTTTCGTGGTATCGAAAGTTTCCGTAGCATGGCGGTCGATTGCGGGCATCACTTCATCTGTCCAGATTTTGCGGCGCACGTCTCCGATTCGGTCGGCAGCCTCGCCCATATCTTTGAACTTACCGTTCTCTTCGACCTCTTGAACAATTCGGTCCTTGGCTTTGCCCCAATCCTCGATAAATTTGAAATTCTTTTTGTACGGTTGGGCAGCCTTCATAATTTCTTCTTCGGCTGTGTTTCCTAAACCAACGGCTTTGGCTACTTTTTTCACCACAGGACCGACTATTTCTCCGGCAACACCGCCGATTGCACCACCCTCCGCGCCTTCTTTCGCGCCTTCGGCAGACCCTGTTTTTACCGCGCCTTCGGCACCACCAACTGTGCCGCCTTTTACAAGAGAAGCTAAAAATTTCGTAGCCTTCGGATAGTCTTCTGCGAGTTCAATTAGATGCGGAGCGTGTTGGGCAATTTTCTGAACTAAGCCGAGGCTTTTTACCGCACCTTTTAGAGCCTCGTCGCCCGCAGCCCATTCTGCGAGTTCTTCGCCTGCTTCACCTGCTTTTTCACCTACGTTGGCACCTTTAGACATAGCCTCCGTAAAAGGAGAAACATCGCCTTGGCGAAGTCTTTCCTGTTCCTCCGTGAGAGGAATTCCAACTGCGTGTTCCGCTTTCGCGAGAAGCTGGTTCGCACCGATTCCTGTTTGGTACGCACCTTTTGCCACTCCCGCCACGATGCTTTGTCCGGGCAAGGAAGAAGCGGAACTGATTGCGGATTGGGCCTGATTCACTTGGTCTTCCCGGGTCGGTGGTGGCATCGTGTTCACATTCTGAACAGGCCCGCCTTTTCGGGTTTGAATCGCGCCGGGCTGAGCCGCAGGGTTTGTATCTGGAAGCGGTTTTGATTTACTCAAATCCAAAGTTACGCCCGCAGGAGCCGCAGACAATGGCTGGGATTTTGACATATCGAGTTGTACGCCGGAGTAATCCTGCGCTTGAGGTGTATCGTTCGGATCGGCCATATTTTATGGTAGGTTCGGGGCGGGACCCAGAATATTTCCTTGGATATCGTGGTAATACATTTTTCCATCGCTGCCCGGAGCAATGCCTGTTGCACCCGCAGGACGCTGGGCGGGATTATCTGGAGATTGGATTTGTTCGCTGTTGGGCTGAACTCCAAACATAGCCCCACTTTCGGACGGGTATTGTTTGATATAATCCCCCAAACCAAGATTGTTCGCAGCGGTTCGAGCGGAATCCGTGATGAGTCCGGGATAATGTCCACCCCACGTTCTGCGCCATTTTCCGTCGATTTGGTCGAGACGCCCGACCGCTTGTTTTCCCATTTCCTGAAGCGCCCGCATAATTTGCGCAGGGGAGGAGGAATCACTCATAATTTGTCGGCCTTGCTCGCTGTCTGCTAGGTCCGAAGCGTGCCCGTTTTTGATGAAATTCTGCCATTCACTACGGGCAGCAAAAATATCGGCCATAAGTCCGGGAACGCCGGGGTTGCCCATGCCTTTGGATTTTATTGTATTAATGGGTTCGTTGAACCATGGGCTATTCGTGCGCTGCAATCTGTCCGAACCCATCCTCACGTCATCTGCGTGGACAAGAAATTGACCGAACGAAGCGATGGCTTTTCCGTCTTCCCCGTCTGCGAAAGACTTTTGAGCGGATTGTTTCGTGTTATACAATCCTTCCGTCCACCGCGGGTTAAGCAGGGATGTGAGAGTAGCAGCATGGGCCGCGTCTAACTGTCCTGAACCCTTCGTAGTGCGGGTAGGAAAAATCTTATTTATGTCAGCATCCCCGTTCGCGACTTTTAAAAGAGCCGCTTGCTGCATCGGAGGCACATTTCGCAAAATAGCTTGAGAGGACTCGGGCAGTTTTCCGATGGCATCCAGATAGGCTGGAATCGCAGCTTGCCCGCCGTTTCCGATATTTCCCGAAATCAACGCGGCGTTCGCGAGCGCCTCTTTCGCTTTGGCATCCGCTTCCGCAGCCTGCGCCTTCTGGAGTTCGGTTTTTCCTTCTTCTTGTTTTAGCGGGAGCGGAGTCACAGGACCCAATGGCTTCACCGCATCTGGCGACCCGGGCGGCAAAACGCGATTAATCAAAACAGGATTTTCCTTCGTCGGATCTTTCGGGTCGGTTGACCACCCCAATTCTGCCTTAGCCCACCCATCCAAAACCGCTTTTCGCTGTTCTTCCACGCGATTCATCGCAGGTAAAAGAGAGGTGAGTTCGTACTCGTCTCCGGCTTTGATGGAATCCGCGTTCGGGATTCGCGCCATTGGTCCGTATTTCTGGAAATCCTCGGCCATTTCCGGAGTAACCTTGATTTTTCCATCTTGCGTACCGTCAATCACAGCCATTCGCATGTAGAATTTCGGCTGGCCGTCCACCATAACCTGCTGTCCGTTCGCGTCGGTTTCCGGAGCCCATCCGAGAGGCTTGATTATGTGCGTAGCCCAAAAAGTGGGGTCTTTTTTCACTTCTTGTTCAACTTGTGAATCGGAAAGTTCGTGTGCGTGGGCACCCAATTCCGGCGAAGCCTGAACTGCGTTGAAAAGACTCTCGTTCTGTTTGTAATGGGGGTCCATTTCGTTCGCGAGTTTTTTGTTCGCGAAATAAGTGGACATCGTGAGGGCGTTTTGGTGCGCAACCTGATATTTTCGCAGCGTAGTTTGCTGTTGCGTCTCGAAATTTTCCTGCGCTTGCGCACGCTTTAGGGTATCCTGTTGCAGATTTTTTTCCTGAACGGCTTTGGCACCCGCACCCACGCCTGCGAGAGCGTTCGCGAGTCCGCTTTTTTCTTTTTCGGGAGCCGGAGCGGACAGTCCGATGAGTGCGTTCGCGGCGATGGCTTTTATTTTTTGGGTAGTTGTGAGCGGAGCCGCAGGCGTGGCTACCATTTTTCCGGATTCGTCCACGGAATAACTCGGAGTTGGCGTGCCTGCGAGCGAGCCCAGAATCGAACCAATCATAGCCGGGGCTAGGTGCCGGAAAGAACTTCCGGGAGACGGTGGGGTTGCCGCTTGCGCGGGAATAGATGCTGGAGCGGTCGGACCCGGAGCGGGAGGCTGGAGTTGCGTACTCGCCGGAATCTGAGTTTGGTCCATATTCGGACTCGTTGCGGTTACGGCGTTAGGGTCGGTTGCCATCGTTTGGTTCCTCTACGGGCGATTCCTGAAAATAAGTGAGTTTTGTGTTTAGCGAAATCTCTTCGTCGTCGAGTGCGCGTCTGAGAAAAAGTACGATTTTGCGCGTAGAAACTTCGTGGTTGAATCCATATATGGACAGCAAATCCTTGAGTACGTTTTCTGCACTCAGACGGTTATTTTTACCCGAACATTTTGCAACCATGTCTGCGATTCCGGCTTTAAACCCGCCCATCACACTTGAAAAAATTCTGTAGTGGTCTGAATCACATTTCTTTTCCGGACGGTAAGTTTTGAGAAGAAGCGGATTACGCAGTTTGAATGCGTGCGATTCCGGGTCATCGAAACATCCGTTCATTTTCCCAAGCGCCAAAACTAACCCCTCGTATCGAATCATGTCATTTGCCTTAACTGTACGCAGTTCCTGGATTTGTGGAACCGCTGGTATCACTTAGCGGAAGATTTGCAGGCCCGCCTCCACCAATGTTAATTCCACCCTTGAGAGCCCCGCCCGCCACACCACCAATAATTTGCCCTACTGGACCCTCCCATGCTTGGTTCGCAGCGGTAATCGCGGTTCCACCTTGCATTTCAGAACTAGCTGCACCGCTCGCTGCACTTCCTGCGTTCGTAATCGGATTTTCAAGCTCACCTGGCGCAGTAGCTAGTTCCTGCGTGGCGAACTCCCAATTCTGTCGGCCAATGTCGTAACCTTTTGCCGTAATTGCGGATTGGGCTTCGGCTTCTTTTACCGCGGTATCCTGTGCAAGCGAACCGATAATCGAGGCTTCCGAACCGCTAGGCAGATAGGTTGTTCCACCACCCCGGGACGCGACCGCCCCGCGAACAGCATTTGCAGTTTGGGCGCTTGCTTGGTTCAATTGTTCGGCTGTGTCCGTACGCAAGGCGGCTTCTTCCGCGGGTGCGAATCCGAATTGGCTGGGCCCCGCAGTTTGGATCGGAGTTAACCCTTTAACCAAATTTCCGAGAATAAGCTGGTTATCTCCGGCAATTTGCTGCAACCCTTCGGTCAAAAGATTAGAAACTTTTTGTTCGTTGGCAAATGCTGATTTCTGCTGGGAACTCGCTCCGCACATATTTTATGCCTTTAGGTACTGTCCTACAAAATCCGAAAATCCGAGACGCTTTACGAATTTCGCGGCTCGACCGCCTGCCCGCACAATGACTTCAGAACAATTGGAGTTCCTTGCCAAACCTTGGAGCCACTCAGCAACTTCCTTACCTGCTCTCGCGTTTCTGAGTTTGGTTCGGGGATTGAATTGCACGGCGACCCGCAGGGCTTTTTGGAAACGAATTGCGTAAATTGGTCCATCTTCGTCATAAATAAGGGCGACTTCTCCGTCCCAGATTTGTTCGGGCGTGATACCTAGTTTTTGATGTTCTGGGTCGTTCGCGAGCCACTCTTCTGCGATTCGGCCTTCTGGATCGGTTTTGTTCACTTTGCGGACATAAATCATAAATCGTGGACCTGTTCTGCGGGGCTGGCATGAAAGCCGCGCTTTTCTAAAAATTTGATGAGAGGTTTGAATACGGATTCAAAAATTAGTTGCTTGTATCGCTCTTTTTTGGCTCCTGCCGCAATCAGTGGAGTGAATTCGTCAATCGCTTTGGCCGTGCGAATCCGCTGATTTGGCGCGAACTGGATATGGAGGCGTAACACGTTTTCGGCCCGGACGAAAAAAATATCGCCGTGCTCATCCTGAATTGCGAATTGCCGAACACCATCTTCGTGCGCAATCCAAAAATCTGGTTTACATTTTTCGGAGTGGTCCGAATCGGCAGATATCCACTCTTCTAATTTCGTGCGGTCCTTCTCAGTTACGGAGCGCGATTTGAGCATGGCTAGATGTTAATCCCGATTTTTTTAGCACCGACATGGAGCAAAACCATGAATGGTCCAGTCGCAGCTTTCACGTTGTTCCAGAATTTCTCATCCTTGACATCTTTTTCTAAACCGCCAACTCGGGCTTCGATACTGCCTTTGAATCCCGCTAGATCGGTTCGTACGCCTCCGATGTCTTGTTTCAGATCGGCGTGGATTCGGCCAAGTTCTTTCATCAATTCCAGTGCATCCCCGTTCATATTTTCCTTGTGTTACCCGCGCATTGTGTAGTAATTTGCACCGTCAAAAACCAGCAACAAACCTTTGTTCTGAGCCAAACTTGTAAGGTTGGCCGAAGCTCCGTCTATTTTGGATAGAGACTGGAAGGTGAAAGTTCCCGAACCTGTGTTCTCAATCCAGCAATACCAAAACGTCGGGAGAATTAACGCTCCCATTGCTGGCAAAATCTGCATCACCGCGGCAACCCCGGCGTAATTTACCGTACCCGTGAAACTCATCGTTACGTTCGCAACGGGTGAAGTAGATGGCTGATCGCCAATGTAGGAAAGTCCACCCGGGGTGATTCGAGTGGTTAAACTGCTTCCCGTTCCCGTGCCCGCATCATTTGCCATGATGCCGATGACGATATCGTTGCTTCCCACACCCGTAGCTGTAGTCGTTAATGTCAGAGGAGACGAAGCTGTAGTGCCGCTGAAATTGTTCCCGTACGCAATAATTGCACTGGACACTGGAATTCCCGCGTACTCAAGAACGTAAATATTTAGATAACCTCCCGCGAGCCCGGGAGCCGCGGAAATTTGCGTTGTGCCGCCTGTAATTCCTGTGGAGTACCAAATTTCGAGATTGACGCCCAAACCCGAAAAAAACGCGGCATCGAAAGAATGCAAACGGAACGCTCCGTCGAAAGGAGTGTACGTATTTCCTAGAGTGTCCGTAACGCTAGTTGCACCGACGTTAGTTCCGCCACCACCGTATTCGAGAATCACGAAAGCCGCGTTTCCGGTCGTGAGCGTAATATTTCCGGTTACACCTGTTGCGGGACTTGTTGGGTTCGCGTAGGATTTGAAAATTAACTGTACGAATCCGCTGGCGTTTCCGCTCGGGCTAGGAAGAAAAATAGTTCCGCCCGAATTGTTCGAAAAAGTAACCAGCGTATTTAAATCGGACGGTTGAATAATGTACGAAGTTCCCGTCTGTTTGTTGATAGGAATTCGCAGCGGTGGAATCACCGTAGCAACGTTTGTTGCAGTTTCCTGAATTACGATGCTCTGAGAAGCGGCCTGCGCACCTACGATTGGATTCGAAGTCAAACTTGTGGGCGGAATTCGAACTTGTGGAATAGACCCGTTATTTTGCCACTGTCTTTGCTGGTCGGGTTGCTGCGAGTACGAAGCAGGCAGAGGTGTTCGCAGATATGGATTTGGAGACAGCGGATTAGTCGCGATCTGGGAAACCGGAGTAGGCGGTTTATCCGCAATCGGATTCGGCGCAGGGACTAGTTTTCCTGCGTTAATCATATCCTGTGCGGTTTGGCGATTTTTAGAAATCGAGGCCATTTTGGGCTTGACAAACTCCGTTCCGTATGTGAACATATCTCCATGTTTGAGAATCTTAAAAAACTAAGCGACCGGATTCGTGCGGAATTCGGTATCCCGCCATCCAAAGAACCTTTACCCGATTTGATGGAGATGAAAGAACCAGACACCAAAATGACGGGGGACGTAATCTATTATCCAAAAGAGATGGTAGAATCACTGAAGGCTCAGTTTACTCAACCCGTGAACGCTCATATCGTCGCCGGTTGGGTAAGTTACAAATTTAACCACTCAATCTTTTCTCCCCCGCCCTTGCGAGAACACAAACCTGATTCCGAACCATTCGAAACCAACATGATGGAAGCCTTAGTTGGCTGGCGAGCGTGGAAATTAGATTTGAAAAAGATGGCCCTGCGTTCGCAAAATAGCTTCTTCGACGACGATGAAAAGCATCTTTTGCGACCTGGAATTCCGATGGTCGCGTACTGCGGAAAAGCCGAGGGAAACACGCTGGGGCGAGCGTCTGTTTTTGATCCTGCGGGAATCCTTCCTGCCCCACCTGTACACAATGTTCCCGCCGAATTCTGCTCCTGCGGAATCTACGCTAAAGATACCCTAGATGAAGTTATCAGTGCCACATATAAGGGAATCTACGGACAGGTTTATGGTTGGGGCCGTTATGTTCGCGGCGACCAAGGCTGGCGTGCCCAGTATGCCTACCCGAAGCGATTCTATCTAACCAGAAATTATGCCCGAGAAATCAGTCCCGATACGCTAGATTTTCTGCGAACCTACCGAGTGCCGATTTTCGTTGAGCAACCAACTTTGCTATACAATCCAGAGGAGGATGGTTATGAATACCGGGACGACGAAGAGAACTGGAATTTCGGAGCCGATAAGAACCCCGATGCCGAGGAAGATTGAGGCTCCTGTTCCAGAAAAACAACCTGAAACCGTGCGCGTCGGGCGCTAAATCTCGTTCCAATGGGCACCATACAGGCTTTGCGTTAAAATTTCGTTTTGCACGGTGTCGGTCGAGCCAAAATCTACCCGCACTTGGCAATGACGGCAGAAGGTTCCTTGCGGCGGAATTCCTCCACCGATGCTTTGTTGCATATAATATCGGTTTGTGTACAAGCTAGTTCCCGTCAGGGTGAGTCCGTAGCGCCACGGAGAATCCTGCGGAGGCAGACCTGTTGCAGTTGCTACGTACGCGGACAAATCTTCGAAACTCGTGCTTGCCCCGGTTTGTCCCGACCGCGTAACTCCGTTTGGATTCGCAACCGTAAAAGTACCCGCACCCAAAGAATTGATAACAAAAGTCCCGTTGTTTCCGGCGTCGGCCATTCCGGTAATATTCACATCGTCCCCGACCACGGGCGTAAATCCGGACGTGAGTGTGAAAGTGTAGGTTGTGTTGCCCGCGCTTTGTACCGCTGCAAAAATTGATAGAACGGAATCCACTACCTCATCCAACAGAATGGAGAGTTTCGGGGACGTGCCGACCTTGTAGAATTCGCAGGTGATGAATCCAATTTCCGCTAGTTGTCCGGGATTCGCGAGCACCATGGACCCGAAAATAAAGTTCGCAGGATACGCAGAACTATTATCCGAAAAGGTCGTGTACGTAGAGTCACGGACAAGAACTGGTTGATTTGAAGTCGTGGCTCCCAGCAAAAGCGCGTGCTGGCCGGGTGAAACTTCGAGCGAAGCAATGGCTTTTGTGCCACCAACAATATTTGCTTTAGGACTCCACACAGGCCCGCTGATTGCGGAATCTGGTGCGAGGCTGGTGACTCCGCGGAACCATCCGGTAGAACCATCCGCGACGAACAGAGCCTCGTCGTTCAAACCCTGTGTGTGAAATGCCACGTACGCAGTCGAAGGCGAATATGTGGTTGTCTGGGAGCCGAATTTGAAAAACTGGTCGCCAATCGGAAACCCAACTTTCGAGCCGCCCGCGTTCGGATCCAGAGTAACAACTTGGCTGTCCGCAGTGAATAAATCAATAAGTCCGCCGCGCACGGCCAATCCGTTATAGGTGGACAGGCCAAGACCCTGGATATAGAGGTTTGAAAACAGGGTCAGAATATTCGGCCCGCCAGAAATAATTCCGACATCGGACGTGGTAAAAGTTAGGAGTCCGACCTGTGTGGGAACTAACCTAGACACCTGTTGTGGGAATGTCCAGAACTGCCCGGGGTTGAATTGTGTGTAGCCGTTTCCTGGAGGCTGACTCGACCCGCCGACATTCGGACCTTGCGAGCAGTACACAGTTGAACCGACACTGTAGAAAATACGCCCGAAATATTGCGTGAGATTCACCGCTCCCGCGAGCGGGGGATCGCTGGCGTGGTTAATCGGAGCCAAAACTAAGGTGTTCAAACCGGAGAAAAGATTGCTCGCCACGTCCGGCAAAAAATCCGCAAAAGTCCATGGTTGGGCAATGCCGCCAACTGGCGCAGGTGCCTTGATATCCGTGAGCCAGAAGAATGTCGCACCGCCGTCAAATGTCCGGAAAATAGAGATAGTATCAACCTGAGGATCCAGACTGCCTTTTCCACTCACGTAAATTACGGAACCGGAATTGACGCCTACGGCCATTTGAACGCTTGGCGAAGAAGTAGAAACGGTGCCGTCCGCGCTGCCTGTCGGAGTTGTCCCTTGGTCCACCAAAGGACTTGGCGTAGACGCAGATTGCCCGAGTAAAACACCGCCACCACCAGTAGCTTGCGGAGCGTACAAATCTGTTACGGTTCGAGATTTGAAAGAGTAAACGTAGCCATAGCCTTTTTGGAACGCCAATGAGTTTTGGCTGAATGCAGAAATATTCCGCCAGATAATTTGATTATTGACCGTGCTAGGATCCAGTACGAAATTTCCAATCGTAGCGGAAAAACTCGGAGTCGGAGACGCCGCAGATTTTCCAGATTGAATCACAGCTTGCACGAATCCGTTTGTGCTGACTTCCGACCCACCGTAGGGCTGGGAAGCCGTTGGTGGCGCGAAACCCGCAGACGGCAGATGCCATTGTGTACTGGCAGCCCAAGTAACTGGCGGGCCTACGCACACCCATTTTGCAGTGCCATCGGGCGTAGTGTCGCCGTAATTGAACCCCCACGCGGCTGGGCGACCCCCGGCATTCTCGATTCCTTGGTTTGTCCAAGTGACTGTGCCATCTGTAGTGGTTCCGCCCGGGGTCGTGTTCCATGTTGGCCCGGCCACCGCAGTTCCAACATCTCCGGCAGATGCGATATTGTCGTGCGCGATATTTACCGTAAAGGTGTTTGTGGTCGTGCTTACAATAAGACCGTTCGTGACATTGAAGGCTGCGTTGTTCGTACTGCCCGTTACAGTTACGAACTGGCCCGCCGAAAATCCATGGGCTGCGCTCGTATAAGTTGCGATTCCCGAAGTCAGGGCGGAATTGCTCAGAGTTTTCGATGAACCTGAGGTTCCGTTCGTTGTCACTTTCTGAACAAACAAATTTGAGTCTACGATTTGGGTGTTCAGAGCATAGGCGTGGGCGGCTATCCACTGCGGGAGAGGCTGATTCGCACCAGAAGTTCCGCTGACAACACAAACTTGCATATTACCATTTGTGTCTTTGATAACGCTAAAAACTGGAGCCGTGCCCGTCCACTGAGTGTAATTTGTGGACGCAGCCCATGTTGCGGTTCCAAGATCAATCCAAGTCAATTGGTTATCAGATGTGATATTTCCAACGGTCGTGGAAAATGGTGGCTGAGTCCCGCTCGCACCCGAGGTTCCGCCGCCCGAAATTTGCCAAAAAATTGTTTGCGTGCTAGGTGGTAAAGTCGGTTCCGCTACGGCGTGTGCAGTCGTGGTGGGACTATTGTTTAGGTAAGCCGCATACGCATGACTGCCTTGCCAGAGTGCGGGAGCACCAATGTCGAACCACTTGACCGTGCCATCCCAGATGAAACTGTAAAGCGTGCCTGTAAAGTTCGGGTAACTTCCGCCTGTGACTCCAGACGCCCCACCTGGGGCACCGTTGACTTGAATGTGTCCAGTTTTCGGGTCAAAAATTACTGCGGGTTGGGTAAGAGTTCCACCAATCGAATCGTTTAGAAAAGTTGCGTGCGCAGACCAAACACCAATCGGACCCCAGTTGGTCCACGTAATTGTATTGTCCGTGGTGGTTCCGCCCGGAGTTTGGTTCCAATTGGGATTACCGTTTCCGGTTGTGCCGAACTGTGTATTGTTTCCGCCGAGGGCATTTACAGATGTTAATTGCTGGACATTTCCGTTAGCATCAACAATCAATCCCATGGTGGAAAAAACTGTGCTGGCTTGCCATGTAGTTGCGGCGGATCCAGACGCCACGATATTTAGAGTTGGCGCACTAAGCGGCGCGACAATTCCCCAGTTCCATGTTCCGTTCGCGAAGCCTGTATCGGGTGCCGATGCAATATTTGCGTGGGTGAGCGCGAACTGGAATTGCGTGGTGTTCGCGGCGGTCACTACGAAAGTGCCGTTGAATGCGCCAGAACCGTTCGTGGTCTGCGTAAGTACAACCGTTTGGCCGGGCGCAAAGTTATTTATGGATGAAATCGTGGCGACATTACTGGTCAGAGCCGTGTTCGTGATGGCTGCGAAACTATTTCCAGGATTTCCTGCGCCAAAATCCAGCCATTTTTGCTGCTCTTTCGCGTCGCTGAAATAAAGCGATTGCCCGACGCCTTGAAAAAAACTTTGGCCTGCTCCAGATGCTTTTGTGAAAATCGGAATCACGCCTTGCGAAGCGGTGCCGGAACCATTCGCGAATCCGCCGATTAAATAAATCGCAGAAGGTGTGTCCGCAATTACTCGAATATTTCCGCCGATTTCGTGGAAAGAGAAAAACGAATCGGGCACATCGGGAATATTTGCGGATGAAATAAAAGTGGAAAGTCCCGCCGTATTTCCTGGACGCCGAGCAATTGTAAGCCTTGGGGAAATTTCTACGTTTACGCCGCCGATGAGTGCGTCCGTTCCGCCGAGGTGATAGTATTGTTCGTAAATCACACCCACGGGACTGCGCAGAGGATTCCTGTTTGTTACTAGGCCCAGAAAAAATCTGTTTGTGAAAATCGGTGCCCAGCGCGTGTCTTTTTCAGCGTGAGCGCCCGCGGCTTGAAGAGATGTACTCATTATTCTATTTGCCTGGAACCCACGCCCTGTTGAGCCTTAGCGGATGTGACTTGCTGTTCGGTGATAGTGTTCAGCCAAGCGTTCTGGAAGATGTTTTTTTCTTCCTCTTCTAGCCCTTCCGCAGCGCCCAGAAGTCCGGCCACGAATTTTTGGCTGGCTTGCGCCCATCGGCTGTCGTTGTTGTAGGCGTAGATGAGCGCCAAAAATCCCCATTGGTAGATATAAGAATAGTGGTCGGGAATCGGAGCCCAAGTGTTGCTCACGTTATTGATTAGAGAAGTCGGGCGCTGTTGGTAAATGACTTCAACCGTATACGTGCGGTCTGGAATCGGGAGCAGGCGGTACGTAATGTTTCCAGCGTTGTCGTCTTTTTGTGGCGCGAGTTTTGTTGGCGAGCCGAGTTCGTTTCCCGTGCCCAAAATGTTGAACACTTCGGAAATCTCCGTGGTGGTTCCGACCGTGGCAGTTCCCGTGTCTCCCGCGCTCACCACCGACGCATTTAGATTCACTGTGAATTGCGAGGAAGTCGCAGTCGCGACGGTTTGATTCGTTATATTGAAAACACCGGAACCGTTCGTGGTGCCCGTTACCGTTACTAAATCCCCAGCCTTGAAAGTGTTCGCGGAAGTGTAGGTGGCTACGCCCCCTGTTGCGGCTGTGTTCGTAATTGTTGCGGCGGGGATTTTGTAACTTCCTTTTTCGATGAAACCGAAACCAGTAGTTGCCTGAACATAATCCTGCGTGCCCGCAGTTGTCGTGAAAGTTACGCTTGCGCGATTCCAATTCCATGAAAACGGGGGCCCGATAATTGTTTGCAGGATGATATTCGCAGTGCTGATGGCTGGTTCGGAACCCACACCAATAGCCAAGCCTTTGAATCCAACAAATGCCTGACTCCATCCTATCGAACCTGCAACTGTTATGGTTGTCGCCAATTACTTTTCCTTTTTCAGCAACTCGACCGCGTTACGCCATTCCATGGAAGGACCGTCATGAGCGGCGCAACAATCGTCACTATCCACTTTGTTGTCCGATTTTTTCAAAACGAGGCACACACCATCTTTTAGTTCTTTGTTTTTGTCTTTTTCGGACGCGATGAAATATTTACAGGGAGCGCCTTTTTCGTAGCCGCCGCAATTTGTACCGTCGCCTTCGGCCCATTCGAGCCCAACTTCATCGGCTTTTTCCGCGCCTAGTTCGGTAGACGGGTAAGTTGGATTGTCTGTTTCCGTGGGCTTGCCGGGATCGTGTTCGCCGCAAACTGGAGTGTAAAGTTTTTCGCCTTTGTTCAATCGGTCAATAATGATATCTGGACCCAAAATCGAGCAGGTTTTCTGCTTCGAATACATCATGTGGCAATTGAAGCAGGATTTTGGTTTGCCGTCCGTGCCTTTGCCGCCCACAAATTCTATGGACCATCGGCTGAGTTGAACCAAGGGTTCTTTTGGCTCCTTGGCCCGTGATTTGAAAACGGGTGTGATACCGGATCTGGTAAACAGGGAAGCTCCACCAGGATTGGTAAGCCCTTCGTAGCCGACTTCCTTGCCGCCTTTGTTCACTTTGTGATATAGAAAAGAAGTGTTCGAACCGTGGCCGATTACTAGAACTGGTTTTTTCAGGGTCGAGACGAGTTCCAGAATGTCCGCAAACACCAAGGCTTGGCGTTTGTCGAATTCCACCATGTTTTCACCGTCCGGTATTTTCTTCGTGCGGTTTTTCAGGTACTCATCTATCGGATTAGCATCTTTATTTTTGCCTGTCAGTTTGCCCATTTTTAGCGGGAGCAGGCGCTTATCCTGAACAATTTCCTTGATGCCTAGAATCTCAGCGACTATTTTTGCTGTTTCGTTCGTACGGTCCAGAGTATCCGTAATTATGAGCGGATATTCGTAGCCCAAACCTTTGAGGAAAATGCCTAATTCTCGGGCGTCATCTCGGCCCGCAGCATCCAGTTGTGCGAACGGTTCGTTCGACAAACTACGGTAGATGTTGTCTTGATTTCCTGCGGTTCGGCCATGCCGGGCAAAAACGAATAGGACGCTACTCATAGGCTTTCTGTATATTTGGCTATTTTTCTGATGTGCTGAATAAAATCTTTTATAGATAGCTTTCGTTTGGCGAGATTGCAGGTATTACAACAAGAAACGCAATTATTTGGAGTGTATCCTTTTGTGTTGTCGCAGCGATCTACACCATTGTAGATAAACGCGCCATAGTGCCTCGCGAGATACTGTTTGGAAGGAGGGTCCCCACAGTAGAAACAATTCTTTTGAGTGAGGCCAAAAAACAGGTCGTCAGATAGTTCCCACGAATGGTTTCTGTGTCGTGCCCACTTTTTATACTTAGAGAGAATCGCCCGTTTCGCACCTTCACCTAAAGGCAGGGGTCTTTTTCTGTTTATGCGCAATTCTTCTCGTTTACATCCACAACTTTTGGTGCTTCCTGACCTAAGGTTTGGGTTTTGTACAACGGTTTCTTTTCCACATACACAACGACACAACCACTTTGCTGTTCCCTTAGATGTTCTACCAACAAACGAAATAGCGATTAAATACCCGAAGGTTTGCCCTGTTAAATCCGTTTGTACACCCCTCATAGTTTCCCAATTAACCCCTGTGAAATCGTTCCGTTATCGTTGAAACCCTGCGGCGTCAATCCGGGAATTGCGGGCGCGGCTAAGGGATTATTCAGATTCGGTGGCGCGGTTCCGTTCGGATTTTTTATCGCAAACATCGGCGTTCCGCCGTTCGAGCCAATGTAGGTAGCCGTGGAATCCGCTGTGGTGCCGTCCGTGACGGAAACGGAATTCGAAGTTTGAATCACCGAACTGGTTACGGTCTGAAGTTGTGTTACGGAATCGCCTTGCGAAAAAACCTGAGCGGTTGGGCCTGTAGCGGGCAAAGGAATAAGGTTTTCGGCGCTCTGGAGAGTTTTTTGGGTGCTGGTTAAAATAGTGCTTGACATAGTTTGTTCAATATGTGAACATGAAAACAGGAGGGAGTAATGAAAACGCCCAACGAAAAATATGCTTCTAAAGCGAAGAAAAAAGCTAGGAAACTGATTTCAGATGTTATCGCGTTTATGAACAATGACATTGAGAACCCCGACGAACGGCACGCCACGACCAGATATGCGAAAGCTGTGTGGGAGGTGTTCACAGCCCTACGGGGTCCCGATTCCAACAACTATAATGTAAAAGAAATCACAACCCAACAGATTCGTAGCGCGATTGGGTTACAAGCCCAAAATGCTGGCGGCGCTTTTACTGGGATCGGGCTTCCGAAGGGAATCGCAAACCCGGACGAGTTTACTGTCCAACATAGAGAGAATCGTCATTTTGTTACTCACTATGGGTGCGCTGTGGAAGCGCTAGAAATTCTCGGCTTCATTGAAAAAATAGAGTATTTTGACTAGCTCTATTTGTACGGGCTATTATTCGGCACGAGCGCGAAGCCGACTCCCGGCGCAAAAGAGTTTGCATTGTACGTTTGCCCCGGCCCTGTGCTTCCTGAATTTTTGTTGCTGCCGAACCCGCCCGCGTTTGCGTAGAGTGGACCTGTTCCGTACGCGAGATTTTCAGCGGTTTGGTTTACGGGATATTGCCGCCATGAACCGTCCGGCCATTGGTAAGTTGCTCGGGCATCTGCCGTGGTAATAATTAAAGCCGGGTCGTGTGTGCTCGGCGCGACATTCGGAGAACTCGCCGGAGGCGCGTGAACCACTCCAGGATTATCCAGAGTGGAAGACGGCACCACGGGAACTGCGGGCGTCTTGGAAAAAGCGTCCCAGTTCGCATTTGGTGTTACTGTGTTCGTAGCCAGATTCGGAGTCGGACTAGGCTGCGGATTGACTTGGCTGGCGGTTATGGTTGTGTGAAGTTCGGACATTAATTCCCCAACGGAATGTTAATCGTAGCTGTGCTCGAACTCACGGGATTCGCGACAACCGAAGCCGTTACGGTTCGGGTTAGTGCGGGCGTACCGTAAAACTGGGCCCATGTTTTCGCGCCGGGTGTCGGACTCTGCGGAGCGGTTGCTTGCTGGGATGTGATGGTTATGTTTTCTGTCATGGCGCTGGCGGATTGTTCACTGGGAACACTTGGACTAAGTTCGGATTCACGATCCAGGGATCGGCCACCCTCGGAAAAGTGCTGGCTACCGCGGGTTGGTTCGTGCCGGGATTATCCAATTCGCTGGAATTCACCGTCTGAACATTTAAAAAAGTAGTGTTCGGAATCTGTTCACTTTGTGAATTCACGGGCGGCGGCTGGACGTACGTGACCTGTGCGCTTGTTATCGTGAAATGCAACATTAGAAACCTTGCATAAATGGGTAGGCGGGCCCGGCGTTTACGAAAGTTGGGCCCTGTATAATCGGGCTGCTGGGGTAAAATCCGGCATTTTCGCGCTCGCGATCCGCTTGCCTTCGAAAATCATTTAGCGACTTCAACCAATTGTTGTACATATCCTGAAATTTCGCACGCACCCGCGGATCCTGCGAGTGCGCGTACATCATGGATACGAATCCGTCTCGGAAATATTTCGCGAAATCGTCGGGTATGGGTTCGATGGTTTGGCTGAGTTGTGTGAACGGCCCGTTCGAAAACGCAAAAGCTCTGTACTGCGCAGCCAAATAAAATTGATAAACGATTCCGGTTTGCGGGGGAATTGGATTTACGCGCACGCCCATGCCTTTGGGATTTACCGCAGTCCAAACTACGGTTCCGTCCGTGACAGTAGTTGCGACAGTGGTGGGATTATTCGAGGAGGGAAAAACAGGATTCTGGTTCGTGGCGAAGGGGTTGGTTGCGCCTGTGGTCCCAAAGGTCGTGACAACCCAGAGATTTCCGAAAGCATCCTGGACTTGAAGAATAGGATTAATCGGCGCAGCGTACACACCCAGAAGAGTTCCGATTACCATATTGGGACCGGGATTCAATCCGATTGTGGAATTGCCCGTGTTTTGAGCGCCCCATGTGGCATAATAAAGTTGGTCATTCGGAAGCCAGCAAATTTGTCCGGGCCGACCGTACTGGGTGGAAGTAAATTCCAGATCGCGAACAACTTCTAAAGGCCAAACTGGTTTCGGAATCGCCGTATTGTTGATATCAATTAAAACCCCGTGTTCGAGCCAGCCTAAATTCACGACACCGGGCAGGGCGTAATCCTGTTGGAAACCGTTCGTGTAAAAGGTCGGGACGATAAAACGATTCCACTTCCAATTGAAGTTCTGGGAAATCATTTCAATCATGGTATCGGACGAAACCGTGAGAGCGGGTTCGAGCGAAGAACCGCCCGCAGTGGTCTGAACCATGGGAGCAAGATCTGGGAAGGTCTTAGCGAATTGCGTGATTTTCGACAGTTGGGTTGTGGAATTGGGCATTTTCGACTAGCTGAATAACCTTTTCGACGGCGTTTTCAAAACCAAATCCATTGTTGCGAATGATTCGTACGTTTGAATACCAGCGGCACGTCTCATCGTTTAGACCAAATTTCCAATCCGAGGCCCCCGATAAAATCAAAATCACGGGTTTCCCCATGGCGGCTGCGAGATGAAAAACCGCGGTGTCCACTGAAATCACAAAATCTAGATTCTCGATAATCGCGCACGTATCTTCCCAAGAATTGATTTCTGGCCGGGCAATAAGCGGTGCTGCGAACTGGTCGATTTTCAAATCTTTTTGCAAGTTCACAAAGCGAACTTTTTCGAATCCTGCAACCAGAATTCTTTCCGCCTGTTGCTCTGTGAGGGCTCGGTACGTCCCGTCCGGCACTAAAGGAGTCTCTTGCTGGCGGGCCGCGAAACAGAAGCCCACGGTCGGGAGGTTGGCATTCGGGAATCGCGAATTACGAATATCTCGGTATTTCGCTACCCGTATGGGATCCGCCTTGAAACTGAGGGAAGGCGGAATGTTATCTGGCTGGACATCAAAAATAGCTGGCAGGTCGAAAAAGCCGACCGCTGGAACATTCTGCGGACAGTCGGTTAGGAGTTTGACCTCTGGGCACCAACTTTGCTTCCGCATCAGGTCCACAAACCCAGTTTCGAAGAAATATGGCGGCAGGTAGACTGTTACGTTCGCGACCATCTCTCGAATTATGGGTATCCACCGCCCGCACTGAATTATGTCCCCAAAACCACCCTCAGAAACGATTGAGAGCGCCATACAGGGCCGACTGTCCCATTCTGGCAGGTAAGCGGCATACACCATCCGTTTCTTCAGTCCTAGCGTCATCCTGTGGGCCTCAGACCACCTGCCTTGGAATAGCAGGGCCTGTGTATAAGCCAGATCGACGTTAAAACCCTCTTCGTGCGGGAAACGGTACGCTAAGGTGTAAAAATTACAGGCTTCTTGGAGCCGCCCAAAGTGGTGATGGGCGACCGCCATCATGTGGGCAGTTGTGGAGGTTTTCGTAACCTTGAAAGCCTCTTCCGCGGCCTGCATCATCTTTTGATCGCCCAAAGCCTCATATATCATGCTTTTTGCAATCAAAATCTCAGCCCGTTTGTGCCGCGGCAGTTTCGCCTGTAACTGTACGTCGAACTTCTCGATTAGTGCGTAGGCGGTTTTCCGGTCAGGGATGAGTAGTTCGTCTTTTTTGGGGTTAATCCACTGGGCCGCTCGGGTGCCCACTCGGGCACGTTCGTAGGCGAATTGCATTCGGCTACCTTTCTGTGATACACTTCTAAATAGGAGGGACTATGGAAATCCGTCTATCGAAGCGCGTGGCTGAAGAAATCGGTTTGAGGCTGTTCAAACCATTTCTCGATAACGAAGAATCGTGGAGTTGGAAAAAAGAAGCGTTCGTGAATTTAGCCGCGCTAACCCCGAAACAATTGGATGCGTTCGAAAAAATTTTTCAAGAACACCCGACCGTCCATGGAATTAAAGTCATCCTCAAAGATATCGCTGTGTGGCGACAAGCACTTGTCGGTGAAGGTTCTCCAACAGTTCGTGCGGTTCGCAATCTAAAACCTCTTCTTGTTCGGGCACTTGGTAAAGTTCCAGGCCATCGGCTCTATAAGAAATACGATGGAGACGGGGATATTTGGCTTGCCTACTATGTAGATGAAATCGAATACCACCCAGAAGAACGGGGCCGAGACCACGTACGACCTGCTTGGACCTCGATGGATTTAATCCACGAACAGTTTGGGGGTAAAAAAGAAACTCGCGTCCACTTTGAAAGCGAGGACTGCATTGGGTACACCGTTTTGGAAACTCTAGCCCGTAAAAATTTCTACATGGAAACGCCCGAACTTAGAGCAAAATATCTAGTAGAAGCAAAACGGTTCGGGGAGACGGTTCCAGAAATCGGAAAACAATTTTACGCGGTTGGAACCGCTACTGATGATTTAGACGGAAACCCGAATCGGAGCGATTCTTGGTACTGGCATCGAACTAATACCGTTACAATGGAGAGAAATGGTTCGCCCTCGCGCGTTGTAATTGATGTGTTCGTAGAAGATGAAAAAGAGCGGGACTCGGATCGAGAAGCGTATCTTCATAGCTACTTTTGGGTATCCCACACAAACAAGCTGTTTATTCAAGCCTCCGCAGAGGAAGAGGATATGGAGGCTGCTGAAATTGCCGCGGACAACGATATCGAAGAACCGGAGATTGAAGTTCCGATTCACCCTTTCGTAGCTGTATTCGATTTAAAAAGACACCTGCGCCTGCAAATCCATCTCAACTACCTAACTCCGTATGTGTACGATAAAACTCTCTCCGAAAAATTGATTCTACCGATTGAACAGAAAGACCTTGTAAAAATGTTGATATCCCATAGCGACCAAACCTTTAAGGATATCATTGCCGGAAAGGGTGGGGGTGCGGTGGTTCTTCTGACAGGATTACCTGGCGTCGGAAAAACTTTGACCGCTGAAGTGTATGCCGAATCCGAGGAGCGAGCCCTCTATTCAGTGCAATGTTCTCAGTTGGGAACAGACCCGAACGACTTAGAGGATGAACTCCTGAAAGTGTTCACTCGGGCAAAACGCTGGAAAGCTGTAATGCTTTTGGACGAGGCCGATGTATACGTTCACGAGCGCGGCAGCGACCTGAGCCAAAACGCCATTGTGGGGGTATTTTTGCGGGTGCTGGAATACCAATCCAATATTCTGTTTTTGACTACAAACCGCCCAGATGATGTGGATGATGCTATTGCTAGTCGTTGCGTAGCTAGACTTCCATATAAAGTGCCGAACGTGGAAGACCAAAAAAGAATCTGGAAAGTGCTCGCAGAATCGTCGGGAATCAAAATTGCCCCGAAAATGGTAGATGTGATCGTAGAAGAGAACCCCAACCTTACGGGTCGAGATGTCAAAAACCTTCTAAAGCTGGCCGCTATGGTAGAGGCAACAAAGCATGAGCCGATTACGAACAAAACCATCGAGTTCGTGAAACGGTTCAAACCAACAGGGGAGCAGAAAGTCTAACCCTGAACCACCCCGTTTTTGGTGAGTTGGCTGTTGTCCGCAATCTGAACAGCCACGCCGTTTCGCCACACCACGGTTGGAACTACTGGCGCGGCAGTTGGGGCGTCAAGTTTTTTGGCTTCGTCCGGATTCTCAAGCAACCAAGTTTTATATTCGGCTGCGGACATCTGTTGAACTGTTTTTGCCATTAGACCGCGCTCCGTTCCTCAAGAGACTCGGTGCGTTCAAAAATAAAAGTCGAGGAACCGCTGGGAGAATTGTCCGTAGCGAAGTTGAGAGCCTCACGGTATCCGGCAGTTTCTTTTTCACCGAGCAATGGGAATCCTGGGTGCCATTCCTTGCCGCATCGCTGGCACAAAACGAAATATCTTCCGTTCGGGAGCTTGTGCTTGATAACCGCGTACATGGCGTCCGTGCCTTGGCCGCGCATGACGGCTTCCGCACCGATCCCACCTTTACGATGGTTGCAATTTGCTTGGTTGGCTTCGCGCTGCGCCAAGAATTGCTTCGTAGCAATCATCTTTGCGCGGGCTTCGTCCAGTTTGGCGTTTCGCTGCGCACGAATCTTAGCTACGGTTTCGCGCTTGATTTCCAGGTCTAACTGTTTCTCTTCGAGTTCCAGCGCGGCCAGTTCGTTTGAAACTTCCACGTTGGTTTTGCTCGGCAGAGTGGCAGCAAACTGCGCTATTGGGTCGTTCGTTTTATCAAATTCACTACTCATATATTGCTCCTTGGCCGTTAATTACGGCGGTCGATTTTTTTTTTAGGCGGCTAACTGTTCTAAGAATGGCCTTGATTTCAGGTAATTCTTAACAAATTCGCTTTGTAGATGGAGATTTTTCTCCAACCACGGAAGGTGATATCGATTGCACAGACGGCAGAGTAAGCCTCGAATACACTCCTTGCACGCCCTAGCATACGGACAATGTCCGTGGTCGTGGTCGATATCAAAAATAGGGTATTCCTTTCTGCACAAAGCGCATCGGGAATTCTGATGTTGCTTTAGAATTTCGTATTCAGAAAGAGTGAGATGGCTTTTTCTAAGACGTTCCACCCGGTGGGACTGAGGGTGTTTTTTACGGTAGGTAGTTTGGTATTGTTTCGCTTTTTTCTGAGTACATTCCAAACACCAACTTTTACTATGCCTTGGTTGTTTGCGACATAAAGAACAAACCATCATGCCTGTTTTCCTTTATTTCTCAGAAAGTGCAAATAATGCCTGTAACGACGGGCCATTGCATTTTCAAGTGGTGCTCCGAAAACTTCATGAGCCTTGGATTCAGTCAGAATCTTGGACTCGATTAGTTTCAATAGGATGGTTCGCCAGCCGCGGCGTTTGGATCCGAGCGGGACGTTGTATCGGTCAAAATGTAATTCCTCGAACTCCTGCATCCACGGGACTTGTACGAATCCAACGTAATGCGGTTCGCCGTTCAAATGTGTACAACCGGATAAAAGTCCAGGATGACCTACATAAAGTCCGAGAGTATTAGCCATGCCGCCTTTTTCGGTGAACCAAGCGGAGTAGCCTACAGGCAGGGCTTGCCGTAGCAGGCGCATGAATTCGTTCATGTGAATAATTCGGCCTTCGCGTTTTTGTTGAAGTTCGGCCTGATTTTCCCAGCGGTATTCTTTCCGGGACTCGACGTTCTGTTCGTACAGGCGGTGATATTCCTCTTTGGCTTGCTGCGAAGACTTCGACATTTCCCGCGTCTCAGTCTGTTCTAAAATTTTTGAAACTCGGGGCTCGACCGTATCCAGATCATACGCAAACTCTTTATCGTAGTCTTGGTCGGAATATTGAAAACCTTTTTTGGGTTTGGCGGGCGTATTACATTTCACGCAACGCAAACCCACATCGGGGGGAATTGTAGTTCCACAATAAATACAATTTGGCACTTGTGGCTCCTTGGAGGCACGAAAAAAAACGAAGCAGGGCGGCTTCTAGAAAACCGCCCCGGTCGCGTCCGAATGCTCTAGAAGGTTCGAACAATGGTTAATTGTTAGGAGATGGCACTCGTTGCGTCAATCGTGCGCAAACGCATGGTTGTGTCCGGAGGAAGGCTCGCTGTGTAGTGAACACGATACGAAGTCCAACCCGGGATGAGGCCGCTCGGATCCGCAACGCTTAATGGAGCGTTTTGGACGATGTTGCACTCAATATTTCTCCAGTTGCCATCTTCAATGGCATTATCTCCGCGACCACCTAATCTGATCGCTATGACCCCGTCTTTCCCGAAAATGTACGTGCGGTATGCCACCACCCCAGCCGCCGAACCCTGATACGCGGTCGTCAGCGTAACCAAGTTGGACTGGAAGAATGCGACACCGGAAGCCGGGAACTCAAGTGTGTCGGCCAAGTCGATAGAAACCAGGTCGTCCATGCGCTGCAATCCAGGCACGGTGTGCTTGAGAACGTCGATTGCGGAGTTATTCGAAGAATCGTTCAGAAGGTCGCCAACGGCAAATGGGTGGATCACACCCGCCATCAGAGCTTCTGCTTCGTTGAAAGGTTGAACCGCGCGGCCAGCCAAAGACTGGACCTGAGCGCGGATGTTTGCGAGCGCGAGTGACGTACCACCAGCAATCGTGACCTTTACAGAGCTATCGACGCTGTTTGCGCCGTCAGCAACTGCACGGGTAATTGCGGACAAGGATTGTCCAAGGCGGTAAGAAAGTTCGCGGCCAACGTTTTCGACGACTGGATCGATTGCGGTGGCAAGTGAAAGAGAAGAGAAGTTCGCGTAATCTGCGTACTCCCCAATTGTGGCGGTCGTAGTCCCGACCGAAGCGGAGATGCCCGTGGGCACCGTGCCTTCCGAAACCTGCGCGGTGTTTGCACCGAACGTATTGTACATGAAAAGCTCAAGCTGGTTTCCACTGTTGAGCGGAAGTTCGCGCCGTTCTGCGCAACGGACGAACGGAGTTTGAGCCTTCAGGTTCTCAATGAAGCGTTTATCGTAGTAGATAACGCGAGACTGAGGCAGGTTGGAAGTAGTGTTGCTAGCTGGATTGTATCCGGCCATGTGATTCCTACTTCAAACTTATTTTGTGTGCCGGGATATTATTTCTTGGCGTACAGAGCTTCGACAGCTTTCCGGAACTCAGGATCCTTCAGCTTGTCTTGGTATTCTGCGGCGCTCATTTTGTTAATATCCCTGATAGAAATCCCCGGGGTCTTAGGTGGTGTGATTCCAGGTACTGCGCTGGAATTTTCGCGTCCTAATCCGCTGGACGAGTTCTTGGGGCGCACTTCCGTAGGCTCAACCGGGATCGCCGGGGCCGGAGTTGTCGGTGCGGGAGGGATCGCCTCAGGCACAGCGGGTGCGTTCGTCGTTACAGGAGTAACAACGGGTGTTACTGGTACTGCCGCTTGCGGAGTTCGCACAGTGAGTAAACCATCACTGGACAAATCTTCGAAAGCAATCTTGAGGTTTTTCGCCGTGTATCGGAGATTATTTTTCTCCATGTATTTTTTCATCTTGTCGGAGTTTCCTTCGCACTCTACGTACGCGGGATTTTCCTTGACGAATAAGGCGATTGCAGCGCGGATGGAATCTACGCGCTTACTGATTTCACGTTCACGGAGAGATTCCTGAACCTTCTCAGGCGGTGCTCCATAAACGGCTTCTGATAAACTTTTGTAGCCTTCAACCACAGTGGCTGGGTCGGCCAGTTGCTTAGTAATTTTAAGCCGTTCCTCGGCGGTGAGAGTTTTCGATTCGAACGTTTGCAGAGGCTCGTCCGGGTCGGGTTCGAGCATCGCGCCTAACTTCACTTGCTGGCGGGTTTTGTACAAAGCAGCGCTCGCGTTTTCGTGCGCGGCAGCGAGCTTGTCAATCAATTCCTGTTGAGTGTCCGCTTCAAATTTCTGGGGCGGACCGATAGGGTATCCGTTTTCGTCCTTCGGTTGGTAAGACCTTACCCACTTCTTTGGTGCTTCTGCTACTTCTGTCATAACTTCTCCTTGCGCTTAATTGGCGCGTGGTGTATAATTTTCGTGATGCTTAGGTTAGAAAGAATCAAAAGAACTGACCCGCGTTTGCTGGCAGACATGGCGGTTCACTATTCGAACCCGAAAGGGTTCGTAGGCCGAAACATCTGCTATACCGTGCTGTGGGGCGGGCAATACTATGGTGGAATTGTTGGCGGTTCGGCCACGTTGCATTTGGTTGGCCGAGACAAATTTTTCGGGATAACACCTGAAACAAAAAGACAGATGCTAGTTCACATTGTGAACAACATTTTCTATCATGTCGAACCGCACGGAAAATATCCGATTCGAAACTTCACTGTGAAGGTCCTTGAACTATTCCGTCAAACGGTTGCCACGGACTGGCAGAAGAAATATGGAGACGAAGTGGTTGGGTTCGAGACACTAATTGAACTCCCTCGAACTGGAGAAATCTACAAACGAGATGGTTGGACAGAAGTTGGAATCACGAAAGGCCAAACCTGTAAACGGGTGGCCGGAAAAGGAACAGACTCATGGACAGGAAAAAGAGTATGGGACACAAAAAACCTAAAGCCGAAGAGAGTGTTTGTTCGTATCGCGACTGCAATTGCAAAAAAGTAACCCCGCCGCAATGCTCAAACTGCGGCACCAACAAGCATGTTCATAAAGCCTATTGGGATTCCGGGTCTAACTACGGTTGGGAACCGCCTGTCTGGACTTGTATGGTGTGCCGAATAACCGTCTAAGTTTGATTTGCGAGAATTATTGATTCAAGCTTTTCTCGGTCTTGCAATTCTTCCTGTGCGATTTTTTGACGGACATCGGATAGATGGCTTGTTTTTTCGAACAGAATTGCGCCCATTAAACTATTGAAGAACTTTTTCTGGGCATACAAAACCGTGAGCAGGGCTACCTGCTTTTCCTTTTCGGACGGGTCGCAATCCTCTGCGGCTTCGCGGGATTTGGCTATCTCCCACCGCATGAGTTTTTTCATGGCTTTGGCGTACGGAGAATCGTCTCCGGCTATCAAATCCATTTTTTCCGTATCGGATAGTTCTTGGGGCTCGTCTAGTGCGAGTGGATTTATCTGGGGGCGTCGTGGGGCCGTTTCGATCTCGGAGCCATTCATGTATTATCCTTGTTCAGAACTTCCTACTCCTGCGGACGGGGCTTCTGCTCCAAGTAGTGCTTCTGGCTCCGCAGACTTCTCCGCAATCACGCGGAAAATATCCCGTGCGGCTCGGCCTTCATTCTCCTGGTCTATGAGTTGCTGGTTATTCTGGAACTTCTTATCTTCCATGGCCATCTGACCCTGCAACTTGGCCTGCATCTGGGCACCTTGCGACTTCGCTTGCTGCCTTTGGATTTCTTCGGGCGTCATGTCTTGGATGATGTCGTAGTAATTCTTCCACCCGGAGATGTCATGCACCATGTGGAACAATTCTTCTATGTTCACCTTCTTGAGATTGATTTCGTTCAGTTGCTGCATCAAAGGAGCATTCTCAAAAAGCTGGAGCATCATGAACAGCGACTGCGCCATCTGGGATTTTGCGGCTAAGTGCGAACCAGCCAGAACTTCGAACTCAGCGGGCGCGTTCAAAAACTCGTTCGCGTCGAACTTGAAGTCCTTGCCCAGCTTATCCCCGAGAAGTTTCCGAATATAGGAAATCGGCATCTTCTCTTTGTTCAGTTTGTGAACTGTGTAGATAAAGGGTTCGTAGACTTGACGCACGAAAGCTTCGGCAAAACCGCCGATACGATTCATGGTTGCCTGAATCATACCCGCAGCGCCCGTGCCTGTGCGCATGGCCCCGCCCTTACCCGTGTTCACACCCATGGTAAGTTGCTGGTCCGCTCCGGACGTGGTTGCAACTCGGGATTGCGACAAAGCAATTTGCTGCACGACTTCGGCGGGAATACTCGGCTGTTCGAGTAGAGTTAGGGCTTTTTGCGTGTCCCCGTCAACTGCGATGATTCCACCAATTCGTTGACGTATCTGCTGCTCGTTAATATTCGCGCCACGAGCCCGAACGAACATCGGATTAACGATAAGGGATGCCAAATCAAGACAGGCGTTAATGAGGCCCGCTTGAACTCTTTGTTCGACACCAATGACGCGCCCAAGACCGAGACCCCAAAAAGCATCAGGAATATTCCACCAATTAAGCGAGAGGAAAGGGATAACTCCAAATTCGTTCGGCTCGTTTCGTATGACTTTTACACGATTTAAAACCGTGATGACTTTATCGTTGTCCCAGCGCTCCAAAACTTCTAGAGGTTCGTCTAGTGGATCCGCGGTCGAAGGTTGAAAGGCAGGCTTGGCGTGATGGATATAAGCCGTGCCCTGCGGAGACATGGACTCGCCCGCCGCCCCAGCCGCAGGCAATTCTTTGGGTTTAGTAAACCACTCTTTGATTTCTGCTTCGCTCGGAAGATCGTAGCGCTTCTTTAGCGTTTGCTTTCCGGTTTTTGGATCCTCATCCACGTACTCTTCGGACGCTAGTTTAATCAGGTCCTTGTACGTGAGATACATCTTGTCGATTACAAACTTGCCCTTGCGGATATCCGGGACTTTGAGCGCCGGATCAGGCAAAACATAACGGATATCTTTGTTTTCGAAAGTCGGTGTGTGAACATCTTCTTCACCGACTACCCGCTTGTACATCAGGGATTCTGGTGTTTCGAGAATCGTGGCCGGAGCATTCGGGAGGGGAGCCGCCACCGAAACGGTGTTTCCTACCGGAACGTACTTCGTGGTTTTCTTCGGGTAGGTTTTAAAACCCCATTTCCAAATACCTGTGCCGAAGTTGAGCGAGGAAAAAAGCCCCCAATCGGTTTCCTGCCGAAAGTTTATTTCATCCAATTCCTGTGCAATAACCGTGGAAATCGCCCGGGAAGTGTTCTGGGTAATTACCGGGCGCGGACGCAGAACGAATGGCGGCTGCTCATAAAATAGCCCGTTCATGATTTGCGGGTGAATTGCATTCACAGTTTCCGCAACTACGAAGCGATTTACATTTGAACGCGGCGTTGTGGTATTTTCCCACATGAGAACCGAAGGCGGGGATTGATACAGCGCATCCGCCTCACGCCATCTGATATTCCAGTAGTTTTGAGTTAACCAAGCCTCACTGGATTGCGCATCCTGACAAACCAACTGCAACGCGCCCGCTTTAGTAACTTCGGAAGCACTTATAAAATCTTTTGGGTCAATTTGACCTTGCGGGTTTGCGGCATCTGGTTCTATCCTAGCCATCAATTTTCTCCCGCATGTTTCTTGATATATTCAATCGCAGCTTGTAAACGGAGTATATCTTCTTCAAAACACCCTAACCCTTTGTTGCAGGCCATGCACAGCAAAGCGCGAACATGATTCCTATTATGATCGTGGTCTACAGCTAGACTCAGTAGTTGCCCTAAACTTTGGGGATTCGCACTTTTATATTTTTCTGGTTTCTGGCAAATAGCACACAGACCGTTTTGATCTGCGTGCATCCGTTCGTAATCCTCTAGTGTGATACCGAAACTCTTTTTCAAATTTCGGTTCTTCGTAACCCGTCGATACTTCTCTGGATTACTTTTTATCCACCGCAGAGTCCTAGCTTTCTCTTTGGCCTTAACTTCCGGAGATTTTCGGTCCTTATACATACCATCCCGCTACTTCCGCAGCACTTTTGAAATCGTCTGGGTTTATCTGGCCTTGAGGATTTGCTTCGTCCGGAGTTATTCTCATTTAGTAGTTGACAAAAATCTTTTCACCGTGGTATATTTGTCGAACAAGCATGGGCTTGAAAAACTAGGGAGGAAAATATGAAAAATTTACGCGCTGTTTTCATTTCGATAGGCCAAGCACTTTTTGTTAGTGCTTTACTTTTCGCTGGAATTTGTTTTCTCGCTCCGGTACGGTCGCGTTCGTCATTTTTGTCTCTGCCAATCCGTACGACAGTAGCTTGCTCTGCCCAAGCAGGCTGCTACTTCCTGACTCCACCGAACACGATGGCAGTAGTCATCGCAAGATTCAGTTCGCAGGGAACAATAACTGACAGCCGGGGCGATGTTTGGACCCGGGACCAGTGCGTGACCTTCACGGGCAATTGTTCGTATCACACCAATTTCGGCTCCTTTTGCGGGGTCGGTGTGTCGTGTACAACCGGGGTTCAACTGTCGTTCTCAGGCGATCAGTTTTCGGATGTGCTTATCCTTATTTACGACGGGAACTGGAATTTCGACGCGGGTAATTTAGGCACGTACGCGGACCAGAACTCTGTCTTTCCGGATTGCACCAACGGTGGTGATTGCCCTTACGCTTGGACACTACCAATAGACACCGAAGCAGGCGCGCTCATATTAGCTTGGGGGGAAAGCTGCCCGCCCAATAGCGGGGGTGTTGTGCGATCTGGCCCGGGATACACGCTTGAGGGGAAGGCCACATGTGTTTTCGCTGAGGACATGATTGCACCAACCACGGGCGTCTACATTGGTTCTTGGATGGGCCGCAACGCAGATGGTTCGGAAAGCGGAGGAGGCCACTGGCTGGCGGGCATAGCAGCTTACAAAAAGCAATGAAAGGGAGGTGATGTCACCTGATAACCAAAATCCTGAGCCTACGTTCACTAGGGAACTTGAGTATGTTGGCCGCTGTCCTGACGGTTGGATGTACCAGATTACCGATTCCTATGGAGGAATTGCGGTACCCGATTCGACAGAGTACGCCGCCTGCATTCTCGATCCCACAGCCGAACATGGTTCAGAATTGTAAGGCTCCGCGACACCTGCTGACGGAGAGCTACTTAGGAGCAGGTTCCACACCCACCGCTTGATGTCCTACAAATTTAAATGGGA